AGGCTTTTGCCTGCGATAGTAACTGCGGGATACCCCGCGATTTGCACGTCCCGCGCGAGTCCGAGTGCTTCAGATAGCCCCATAGAGAACACGCGCGTCGAGCGATGCGCTCAGTAGGTCTGTGCGAGAACTTGCCGAATGCACGGACAGCGTGAAGGTAGATACGCTCGCGCAGTGCCACGTGGTCGCGCCACACGCGGAATCCTGCTATGTCGCACGGTTCAGCAACAGGACGCTTGCGCCCATCCACCCTGTCATAGGAGTGGAGCGCCCGGAACGTGAGCGAGTGGTCTCGTATCTCACGCTCAATCTCATCAAGGAGCTCGGCGGCAGTGCCGTACTCCTTGCGGACTCTCCATCCGTTCTTCTTACCACTCTCGCACGACTTCCAGTCGGCGTAGCCGTCCTCTATCACTTGGCGCGTGAGTGCGAGCTTCTTGCAATATCGCTTCAAATTAGACCCGTCTTCCGTATCTCTGGTTGGCACCCGAGCGGTCGCGCACAGCTACTGGCCCGGCGGTCTTTAGCCAAAGTTTCACTTAGTTAAGCTGGGTTAGACCCGCTCATCGCAAAAATGGCGGCGGCGGGAGGACACGGCGAATGAATGAGATACAACCAGATAGACGAGAGCAGATGTTCCAGTTGGCCCTGTCGAGCCTGTTCCTGCCGTTGACATACCAAGGACCTGCGTTAGAACCGTTCCTGAGGTTGCCAGAAGAAAACATCAGCCCACGTACCGTGAACCCCCAATAGGAAGGGATGAGAGGGGGCAAGCCCCCTCGTCAGCCCCTACGCGGCTTTCGCCGCTTGGGCTTCCTCACCCCCTCGACCCGTGGCAGAGAGACGAGAGCAGAAGTTCCAGCTGGCCCAGACGAGCCAGTGCCGGCCGCTGACAGACCAAGGACCCGCGACAGAACCGCTCCCGAGGCTGCCAGAAGTCAGATGCTCGCGAAGCCCCTTGTCAGTAGGATTGGAGTTGTACGTGCAGTCGCACAGTCCGCTGTTCGAGTTGCCTCCATTGCCTTGACCGACCAGCAGGCCGTGCGCGTTGGTGATGGTGATGGGCCATGTGCCATCATCAACAAGACGTACGCCAGTCTCGATCGCGCCGGTTGCAACCGCGCTCTTCTTCTCGTTGCGGCTGTCAGGGTTGATGACGATGTACCAGCCATCGCCAACGGACTTCTGCATTGCCCCGTGCACAATCTCATACGCGCCGTACATCAGCTCCACGCCTCCGACCTTGCACGGCTCCTTGCTGCTCAGGTTGGAAGACGGCGATCCGTCACCCTCCACCGCGTCAGTCACACCAGTCCACCACGGCATGGTGGAAAGCAGGTAGGATGTGCCCGTGTCGAACGCGGCGTCGCACTCGATGTTCAGCGCCACGTTGCCGTCCGCTAGCGTCTCGTGTGACACGATGCGCTTCATGTCGAACACATCGTAATTTTTGCCGGTGTTACGGTCGGAACCCACGCTCGTGCCCGTGTTGCCAGTGTCGTGTGTGCCAAGCGACACGCACGAGCCGTCGAGGAACTTTTCAGCATCTGTAGCACTAACGACCACGCGCTTCACGCCAGTCTCGGCGAGCACGGGAGCTACCTGCACGTTGTAGCTTGAGCATCCTGCGAACAGCTTTTGGAAGTTCTTGGTTCCGTAGCGCGTGATGTAGCTGAACTTGATGTACCAATCGTCATAGACCGACTTGAGCGAATAACCAGTGATCGCGGTCTTTGCTTCGTCGATGCCGCTGTCGTGACTCAGATTTCGGACGTAGAGTGGTGCGCCGGATACGGAGCGCAGGTTGCCATTTGCATCCTTGGATGCTCCGTACTTCGGCGTAAGCATGTAGGGGCGAATGGTGCCGTCCGGCAAGAACGCCTGTGGGTTCGGCTCATAACCGCCCTTGCGCGTGTCCGAGTAGAACCACCAGATGTAATCGGGGTCAACATCTTCCTCGAACTTCTGCCAAATGACGTTGCTCATGACGTAGACGTTGTTGCCGTGTCCGTTGTCGGTGAGCGAGAAGCGACCATCGCCCTCGATGCCGTCAACGAAAGGCGCTCCATCGGAGTCTGCGCCGCCGCACACGTCCTCGTGCCAGTGCGGACCCTTTCCCATCGCGGTGAACGGGTCAACGCATGGCGTTCCAATGGTACCGGGCGTGGGGGCAGCGATGCCCTCTGCCGCACCGATCTTGATGCAGTCCGTGATTATGCTCTTTGGAATCTTCACTCCGTAAATCTTGCCGTCGCGGTGGCTATGGGCGTATGCCGCCATGGTCTCGTTGGTGTAGCGCTGTTTTGCTTCGTCCCACGTGGGCTGCGGCGGATTGATGAGCGCATCTATGGCGAAGTTTGCCTTTGTCGCTGCGGAATTGGCATTCTCGGCAGCCTTGTCCGCTCGCGTAGCTGCCTCGGTAGCCGGTCGCTGAAGCTCCGCGATCTGGGATTCCGTGAAGTCGGCGTATGTGAACGGGTTACCCTTGGGACCTTCCGGACCTTGGGGACCGCGTGCCAAACCTGCATCGATAATAGCCATATCTAAGCCTCCGGGGTCTCGATGATCAGATGGCCCTGATCATTTATGGTGAACTTCGTCTTAGCAAGTTGCTCATTAACGATCTGGCGAATGTTGTCCGTCGTTGGTACTGCCGGAAGATCTTGCCACTTGGGAGCCCCGCTTTCGCTAATGGTCAACACTCGGCCAACACTGGCTATACCACCTGGTTTGTCTAGCTTCCGTTTGAGCTTCTGGTCTACTGATTCAGTATAGGCATCTAAGCCTTTGATATCGATTAGCTTGTCTTGGATTTCAGCCATACTTAAGCTCCTATTCCGGCTCGACGTAGCGATTGTGTACCTCGTCGACGCTTGCTACCTCTATCTTATCGATTTTTCCTGCGAGATTTGTATCCAGGTGCGACCTGCTAATAGAGCCAGACTTTACACCTATTGTCGTGCCAGTGAGCTTGATCGTCTGATTATCAGGCGCAACTAGACCGGGCGTTGTGTCAATCGGTCGATCAAGTACGCCGATTACAGCATTATCTTTTATGACGGCAGGGAGAATCTTATCAGCAACATTGGATGCCTTGATCGTATAGCCGATAAGAGTTCCGTTGTTGTTTGTGAAGTTCAGATCTCTCGTAGTGACTCGTGTGACGTAAAGCCAGAACATATAGATGCCTGAGATATTAGTACCGTCCAGACGAGCAATCTCACCTGTCGATTTATCATGCAACATCAGGTTGCGCGGCTTATCTAGCATATTCGCCCAGTCAACATTGAGCGTGCCGATCTTCGTGACTGTGTAGTCACCAGAGTCATCAACAGACGAACCGATGATGCCAACCGTACCAGCCCTATCGATAGCCAGATCTCCGTCAATGATGAAACGGGAGTTCTGGAAGGCTGTGGTAGCCGTATTAGCAGGGATCCTCAGCACACCTTCAGAAGGTATGGTGAGCGAAACAAGGTAGCGCATAGAGAAGCCTTGGATACCCTGCCAATCCTCTACCACGGTCCATGGGCCGCCCTCCTCAGCGATGACTGGCTCGAATCCCCTGATGTACAAATCAAATCGATTGTCATCGTCCTTCACGATGAAGGCTCGATTGACCGGAGTATCGTCGAACGCAGGTAGCTGGTTAATAGTATAAATGCCACCCTGAACGTCAACGGACTTGCCATCAGCGCCCCTGGGTAGACCGAAGTCCACGGTAAACTTGTTGCCGATAGCATCGGTACGAGTGATCGTGACAGTCGGGGTCGTGCTCTCCTCGACCTTACCGATCTCCATGATGGCAGGCTTACCGTCCTCACCGGGAGCACCGGGAGCACCCTGCGGGCCCTGCGGTCCTCGCAGACCGTCTTTGCCCTGAGGGCCGGGAGCGCCGTCACGTCCGTCCTCACCAGGATCGCCCTTGTCGCCCTTAGGACCGCGAGCAGGCTTGCCCGTTGATACACCACCGATTACCCAGTTACCTGAGTCATCGATCTCCAAGGATTGCAGTACGTCGAAGTCGACCTGGCTCGTGAAGAAGACCTTGCCATCCTCGACTGCCTCGATGGTGCCGAAAGCCATGCGACCGTTGAGCGTAAAGATCACGACATCATTCACGCGCGGGATCGGCATGGACTTCCATTGAGAATTGTTGCGCCCATAGTGCATGAGCGTGGAGATGTCGGTCTGATAGGCATAGCCTTCGCCCATCGGCTTACCGAGATCAACAGAACACATGAAGATCCTGGAACCGGCAGATCCAGCGGGGATCGGGATATGGGTCACCGTGGAACTGCCGTCCCTGGTGACCGTGAAGTCCATGACGACAGTCTCACCGGCGACAGGGCGCTCCGGCTTAGCGGAGACCTTGATTACGCCGGCAGAGAGATTAGGCGTCTGGTAGACAGTCTCGCCGTTCTCATCCTCCACGATGGAGAACTTGAAGGTATCATCGTCTACCTCGACACCTGCAATTGTGACACCGCGACCACGAGGGCCTCGGCCGATTGTCGAGATGGCGGGGAGCTGGTCGTCACATTCTGTTGCCGTGAAGTCCGGCTCTATATACGGCCTGGAGTTGCCGTGGCTAACGAGGTCCGGGATGCCCATGCAACCCGTGTGGTCATGTGGGATCATGTCTCGCTCCTTACTTGGCGTTCGCGCCTATCTTTGGCGCAACTTTCCATTGATTGGATTTTCGCACAAATGCCTTGTTCTTTGAGCTATCGCCGGCGGCTACGTTTTTCACGTTGCGCCAAGAGCCAGATTTGCGGATCTTCACGCTGCCGCCATTGCGATTGCAGGACTGCATGGTTCCAGACTTCCTGATGGCGAACGGGAAGTAGTCGAGAAACTCGATGAACCCGGGAACCATGATCCATACGGGGCTCGGGTACATCGGATTGACGGCCTCGTAGGTTCCCGTTCCTCCGATCCACATACCGCCGTTCTGCCCCTGGACTCCGGCGGCGAAGTCCTGCATACGGCCGACGTATACGTAGTTATTTCCGGCTGGGGACTCGCGGTTTGGCTCACCGCAGGACATGTCCCACCTGAATGTTCCGGATGACGCATCGATGTCAGCCTCGAACTTCCCTTTAACGTTGGCTCCAGTGGTCACTAGGTGTGATCCGCTCCACGCGAAGCCGAAGTTACTGGAGCTGATATACATGGCCGACGTGTAACCGCTGTTCGCTACGACATGGTCGGTAATATATCCGTTCAAACCGACATAAACGCTGTAATCATCGTATACAGCGACATGTACGTCGAAGTGACATGACGACATGGATGGTCTGATGCCGGCCGTACCAGGCAGAGCGAAGCATGTGGCCCCATGGCCGCCAGCGTCCTCTCCCGCCTGGTCCACTCTGGCTTTGAGATTTCCTACTAACTTTGCCATGCTAGTTCACCTGCACGTCGTTCTCGCCGTCAGCATCAGTCTTGATCCAGTTGGCCGAGCCTCCGCTATAGACATTCATGTTACCGATTGCAATCTTGTCAGTATTGGGCCAGGTGATCTCGCCAGTCTCATGGTTAAGCGTGCCGCCCTGATAGATCTTGGCGATGATCGCTTCCAAGCCGGCGATGGTGAACGCCTTCAGCTCGCCGATCTTGTCATCGATCTTCTTGTCTAGATCTTTGTTCTTGGCGTCGATGTAAGCCTTTACGGTAGGCTGTCCATCGAATGCATTCTCACCATGTCCAGTCTGGTTGAAACCCAAGTCAGCATGAAGATGGTCAAGCCCATCCTTTAGATGGTTGTCATCCTGCTTATCGATGTAATCGATAAGGTTATTGGCAACCTGGCCATTGATGGTGATCTGAGAGCCGTTGATGATCTTCTTAATGTCCTCGACAGTGATGCCGAGAACCTTTGCGAAGTCATCGATGTTCGGTACCTCAACATCGCCACCAATGCCAAAGGACAGGTTGACCGTCCACCCCTCATTTGCAGGGGGTGTGTTAAAGTCATCCGGACCAGTGCCATCCGGGTACACGAGCTTCTCGTGCCAATTAGATTCAGTGGTCTTCTTGATGTACAGCGTAGCGACACCAGCGCCGACCATGTGATCGGGGTCCGTCGGCTTGCCGCCGTCATCAGTCTGCCAGATATACGGGATCGCCGGCGTAGTCCAGGACCACTCGTCACGGCCGGGCCTGCGGTAGATGAAGGTGATCGTAAAGGTCTGCGGGATGGTGAAGGGGCGCAGATTGTACTGATAGCTTAAGCATCCACCGTTGATGTTCTGGCTCATCCATTCAGAGGACCAGGTCTTGGTAGCCTCATCGTAGACCATGCCCTTCAGCTTGGTCTCACATTTGGAATCGCTGGCGATCTCGACCTTGCAAGAGTCGCCCTTAATACCCCTGCCGACACGGGAGAACATAGGCAGCTGATCATCGCAGGAGTCTGCGCAGCGGTCCGGATTGATGTGATGGTCGTGCATGTTTCTATTCCCTCCTGGTTCCCAGGTGCGCTGTCGGCGTGACGACTATGGTGCCATTGAATAGCAAGTCACGCTTGTTTGCTCCGGCTTTCGCGAACACTGAAAATCGCCTGGCGATCATTGCGTCCGAAAAACTGTTGGCCCCTATATCCGACTCTATGCTGACACGAACAATCCAGTCATCATCAGGATCAAGACTGGCTGTTGCCACAAGACCATCAGGGGCATCGACTATCTCGACCTCAAAGCTCGTATAGCCCTCGTCCTTCAGGTGAATCGGGAACAGCTTACGCATATCGATAAAATGCTCACAGTGAGGCGGGCAGCATTCCATATGCGGAGTACGTCGGCAGCAAGAGTTGATGAAGTCCCATTCCTGGCAGCACGAATCAGGCTTGTCAGGCGTAGGCCAACCGAGCATATCGTGATGCATCCTGTCGTGCGGCACAGCGGGAATCGGCCTGTGCATCTCCATGTAGTAACACGGTATAGCCAGGCTTGCCGTTGTGCCGTCAGCCACATAGACCGTGCCACGCGTGGATGTCTTCTGTAGCGTGCGACGCTTAGGCTTTGGCCTCGGTGCGTCTATGCGGTAACCGTTGCGCATCGCTTATTCCCTTCCGTAACGCTTACGGGTCTCATCGGAGACGTTATCGTAATCGAGGTATCCAAGGCCGTCGTAGGCCTGGAACATGTCATCCGCGAAGTTCTTGACCGGGATTGCCCTGTTGGTCCTACCGGCGCCATACCTGCCGTTATCGCCAGAGATACGCTTGATCCACTCGTCATCGAAGCCGGCTCCTTCAACAGGATTGCCTCGATGATCCTTGGTGTTCGCGCCTTCCTCGGTGCCAGGCGTATAAAGCAGGTTCTCAGCCCTGGCCAGCTTGTTAAGATCGGAGATCGAGTAACCGAGATCCTCAACGTCAACATCGCCCGAGTTCACAGCATCGAGCTGCTGATCGAGCATGTAGAGCATCGCGGCTTCCATGGCCTCGTTGTCTACCGCGCCATTGCTGATCTCCATGCCGGAGAGCGGAGTTCCGTCGATGGTGATGTAATCGGCAAGAGACTCGCCCTGATCATTCTGCTCGAAGATGCGGTCAACCATGGCCTGAACCATGGCATCGTCGCCTCCGGTGTACTGATGGCCGGTGGTGCCGAAGTTGTTGATCATGTCGGCCATGGTATCGCCATTCATGGTCGAATCGAAGTATTGGTCCCATGCCGCACGGCTATCACCGAGATAGGTATCACCGAGATACTTGGCAAGATCAGGATCGTTGTACAAGGAGTACAGATAATCAGACCTAGCCTTCTGTGCATCGTCAGACAGGTTGGTATACGTCATACCATCGCGCTCGTAATCCTTCGTTCCATAGCTTGCGAAGGGATTCGAGTACGCATCGCCCATGGCGATGTCCAGCCAATCGACATCAGAAGAATCATATCCGTCTGCAAACTTCAGCTTGCCGGATGCGATGTCGTCTTTGATTCGTTTATTGAGTACATCGAGGGTATCGTTATCGCCCTCTTGCGGGACATATCCGTTCTGATCATAAGTCCCAGAGCTCATGGTCGCTGCATCGGCGGCCTTCTCGCCTTCCGTGCGACCATCGTCTCCGCGCTGCTGAACAGCTGGCTTAGCCTGCTTTCCTTCGGTCATAGCTGCTTGCCTAGCAAGGAAGCTATCCGGCCTGCCAGCAGAAGCATTTCGGCCCACTGGCCTTTGCCTAGTTGCAGCCCTGGCTCCAGCGGGTGCGGAGGCTTCTTGCACCCTTCGAGACTTCATCCCTTGGCTAGGATTTCCGCCTCCCCTTTGAGGATTGCCGCCTCCCTTTTTGCCCTGGCTCTTATTGCCACCGGACGGCTTCTTGCCTCCGGCGACAGAGCCAGGAAATATCTTTGCAAGCACATTGCCCACCGCATTACCTACAGCGTTGAACATCAGTCCTCCTCGTAATAATCGTCCATGCGCTTGGACAGATCTTCGGTGTTCATCTCATCATACGCCGGTCCTTGATGCTTGGCATCTCGGAACGCCCTGTTGCTCGCCGCGAACCTGGCGACGTTGGGGTTCAGGCCGAGGCCTCTGGACATCTTCTTGCTGCCGGGTGCCAGCGAGAGGATGACATTCCTGATCGCGACCTGCGGGTCCCTTGGCTGTATCATGCCGGCCGTCGCATCTGGATTTCCTGACATCCCAGCCTCCATAGCGATGGGGACGCCGCTCGCCGCGTTCGCCACGTACGTCATCACAGGGTTCGTAACCATCTGGCCAGCCTTCGATGCGCCGGCTTTCTTGGCCACGTTTAGAGCTGCCTTGCCAAGACTCTTTGCCTTTCCGGCAATAGTCTTTTCACCGGCTTCCTTGGCGGCTCTTTTCGCAGCTCCCTTTGCGGTCTCCTTTGCGGCCTTCTCGCCGACTTCCTTTGTAACAGGTTGCGTATACCTTGCACCACGGTACGCATCGAGCGCGTCGTCCGCGTACTGCTTCAGGCCAGACGTTTTGGTCTTAGCGATGTCGACAAGCTGATCGATCGGATTATGGTAACCGGTACCGGGTGCATATTTAGCCGCAAGGTCTGCCGCAAGATACGGTTCTGCGGCGGCGTTTTTTATCGCAGACTCCTTGGCCGCATTGAATCCGCTCTTCATCCTGCCGATGTCATTGGCAAGCACCTTTGCCTGATTGACAGGATTGACCTTGTCAATGATCTTGGTAGCCTTGCTGGCATCGTCAGCAAGCGGAGCGATCTTTCCTGCGGCGCGTGCTGCATCGATTCCCTCGTCCAGTTTGCCGATACCAGGCAATACGGACATGCCGAGATCAAGCGCTGCGTTGATGGCCCTGCCGGTTTTCTCGTTGTCATCGAGCTGCTGGAGCGTCACGGAGTCCCTGCCAGTCAGCGCCTCGTTTATATTGTCTGCATTCTGCAAACCGGCAAGCGCGATGGATGCCGGCACACCGAAACCGGGGATCGCTGATACGGCAAGGCTCGTGCCAATGGATGCGAGGGCGTCTGCCGTCTTGTCATCAATGATTCCCTCTGTGAAATTGCGCCAATCGGAAGCGGTATTTTCATCGCCGGTCAACATACCAGCAAGGCCACCAAGGGCCTCGGCACCGCCGCCGGCAAGAAGATCCCATGCTCCTTTCACGCCGTCACCTAGGAAGTCATTTACGCCATCAATGCCGTGTGCCACGTCCTCAACAGCAGACGTGAACGCATTCTTGCCGCGAACCTGGTCAGCTGTGGACTCTGGGTTCATCGTGGCGTAATAGCCCTCGGCTCGCTCCAAGAACTTTCGATCATCAGTATCAGCGTTCTCACCAAAGTCCTCACGGGCGAGCTGGATTGCGTGTTGCCATTTGGCAGCATCGCCTTTTGCCGTGTTCTTCTGAGACGATGCCTTCTCAACAAAGTCTTGAGAGGCCTTGTCGTTCTTTATGTTTTGCGCCTCCTTGGGCTTCATTTGCCCGCTGAGGTGAGCCAGGGATTTACCTGCCATTTGATCTCCTAAAAGAAAAGGGCCGCCGGGCCAGTGGAGGCACCGACGGCCCTTGCCGTTAAGTCTATCGCTTAGCTTAGGCTCCGGGATTAGCAGAGACGTTCACGGTTACCGTATCAGTCTTGGTGGGATCACCGAGAGAACGGAACGTGATAGTCGCAGTGCCAGCAGCAATACCGCGGACCTTGCCGTCAGGCATGACCTCAGCCTTGTTTGCATCGGAGGAGAAGGCGGACCAACCCTTATCGAAAGCGCCGGTGCCCTCAACCTTGACAGTCACATAGGCTTCCTGGCCAGCCTTGAGAGACAGGGTAGCGGGATCGGCAGTCACGCGGAGGACCTTGGCGTCAGAGGTATCAGGCTCAATAACCTGGACGGGGATGGCGAAGGTTCCGGTGTTCTCAACGGCGTCGATGATGGGGATGATGCCCTGGGACAGGGACTCAATGACCCAGCAGTCGTACTTCACGTCAAAGCACATCTCGGTGAACTTGCCGCGCGTCATGCCGGTATCCGTGACCATAGAGCTGTACTCCTGGGAGGTCTGGACGGCCTTCTTATACAGGAACATGCCGATGGTCTGGCGACGCTTGATAGCACCCTGAGGACCGTTCGGCGCCTTCAGACCATAGCCTGCGCCGGGTGCGGTGAACGGATAATCGGTCGGCTTGCCGAAGTCAGCAGGATCGAGCTTGACCGGATCACCGAAGTACGGAGCAGCAGACGGCATACCGAGCGGGTAGTTGGTCAGGACCTTCTTGAAGGACTTGGTATCGTTGTCCCACTCAGTGCGGATGAAGTTCGGACGGGTCATACGGTCACTGGCAGCCATGGAGAGCATGAGCTCGCGGCCAGTGTCGGTATAGGCGATAGAGTTGATGTACTTGTCGTAAGGCGCCTTGCCGTCCTTGGAGTGAACGACATTCAGGTTGTCATCGACGTAGATGTGCGGCCAATACTCAGACGGGATGTCGAAGCACAGCTCCCAGCCCATGAGCTTGGTCACGTGGCCGTCTTGGAGCATGTTGAATGCAGAGTCAGTGGCAACGATGCCCTTGCCAGTCAGAGCAGCCATGAAGTCGTACTCATAGAACGGATCGAGCATCAGGCAGCGAGAATCCTGCGGGATGCGCAGGGAAGACCAGACGACATCGATGTTCTTGAGAAGCAGCGGGATGTTGTCGTTGTCCCACTCGACTGCATGGATGGCGGCGAAGCTGGGCTCGATAGCGTTGCCCTGAGTAGTGCCAGGAGTGGCGACCCACTGGCCCTCATCGTTGAAGATCTCGGACGGATTGTCCTGGACCCAACGGCCATTCATATGGCCATTGACAGCGCAGAAAATGTTGTAGCGATCGATGTCCGGGTTAAGCACGGACTCCTGCCACAGGGTCTTCGTCTTGTTCAGGATCGCAGCGGTGTTCATGAGGGACTGGCCCGGAGTGATCACGTTGGAATGGGTAGCGTCGCCCCACTCGCCGATGCCGCCAGAATACTGCTGCTCGTCGAAGATACGGAATGCAACAGAGCGGTGGCGGGACATCGTGTACACACGGGAGTCGAAGCGGACATCCTGGAACACGCCGTAAGCAGAAGCGCCCCAACCGTCGCGGCCCTCGGTGTTAGTGCCAGCGAGGCCGTTCAAACGACGGTCATCGTAATCGGTGATGTAGTCGGTGATTGCCATATCCCAAACGCGAAGAGCGCCGCCATTGTTTGCGATCTTGGCGTTGGGGGCCAAAGAGCCCTGGAAGAGGCCTGCGGTCACACGACCAGGAAGCAAACGATTGTCGTCGATGCCCTCCTGCCAGACCTCGGGGGCGATAACCTGTGCCATAGCTACTCCTTACTGTAGGTTACCTTGTGCCGAGATTTGGTTCATATCGGATGGTACACCCTGCTGTAATTCCGGTGTCAACCCAGGATTATCAGGTTGAGGTGCGCTTATGGTCTCCAGCGGCTCCTGATTTGGCATAAGACCTGGCTGCTGTTGATCCTGAGGACCCTGAGGCTGTGCGAGGCCAGGCTGCTGCTGACCCTGGTTTGGCATGAGCTGCTGGGCAATCTGGTTGATCTGCTGCTGCTGAGCCATGACCTGATCCATCGTGGCACGCTGGGCTTCGAGAAGAAGCTGGTCATCGATACGCTGAGATGTCTGTGCGGAGACATCGATATTGGACAGATCGAATAGGCGAGCCATCATCTGCATGATGTTCTGCTCGAAGGCACCGCGGTTCTGCTCAGAGACATTGCCGAGCATCTGCGAAACAGGGATCAGCATCTCCTGGATATTCCTGCGCTCCTCTTCCTCGCGGGTCTCGATAAGCGATCCAGCACGCACGGAGAAGGAAAGGAGATCAGTGGATAGCTTGTCAAAGTCGATCTCGATTTTGTCACCATCGATGATGGACTCACCAGGCTTCTCGCCGCTTTGCCTGAGCCTCTGGTCTCGAGCCATCTCGATATCCCAGATTCGACGGCGCGTAGGTTCATCGACGGTCATCTTGATCTTTCCGCCCATGGATGCGATGTAGCTTCGCAGGGCATGGTTCGCCCACTCGCAGAAGAATATCTCGATCCTCTTGGCGTACTGGTTGATCGTGATCGTTTTGTCCTTGGCCTGCTCATGCACGCCAGGAGCGGTTCCTGAATATCGGGCCACGTTTGCATCGGATGCAATCGTTTGATCCGTGACATTCAGGTTCTTCATCATGTTCGCGCCGATGTTTTCCAGGATGGAGCCATACTGCGTGATAGTCGTGGTTTCGACGGGGAACTTCTCGATCTTGTTGTTCGGGTTGTTACCGAGATCCCAGAAGGCCGCCGGCTCCATCCTGATCTTTGCGTTCATGAGGTTGCCAGTAGCCATGATGGGTGGCTTGGTGGCGAGCAGGAGCGTTTGGTATGCAGAGGTTTGGAAGGCGTCGGCAAACTGCTGCTGGGCCAAAGTCCACATGACGGACGAGCATCCGAGCGGGAACTCAGGGTCAGGCTCGAGGATCAGGAAGTGGATAGGCACATCCTTCCTAGGATCCTCGTTCTTAACTACCCTGAGCATGGCGTGACAGCTCGGGACATACGAGTAGAACTCGCCAGCACCGCGCTTGTAGAGCGTTAATATCTCTACACTCTCGACTTTTGTCACGCCCTTCTTCTTATCCGCCAGCGGGATGGAGTCGTACTCAGGGCCTTCGCTAGGCTCCCAGTCAGAGAGGAACTTCACGGTGTCCTCAAAGTACGTCTTATCCTTGACGGTCTCGGTATCCCAATCAATGAGAGCCTTGATCTCTGCGCGGCTGATGTACTCACGGATAACATACCATTCAGCCTCTTCGATGAAGTCACAGTCAGGCGCCGGATATACGTCATTCCATCCGATCTGCTTCCAGGAGATCCTGAGGTCTCCATCGAGGTCGCGCTCGAAGCCGGTGCGGATGCAGGCGAATCCGTAGTCATAAGACGTGTTGAAGGCACGCCAGAGATTCTTCATCATGTCTTTGCCATCGAACTCCGAGCGCACAATTTTCGTGTTAAACAGGAACTCGGTCTCAACTTGCTCGATCGAGTTCTTATCAAACTGGGTGGTGATCTCACCATCAGGAACCCTTTGCAGGGTCTGGGCCCTGAGCTTGCGCTTCAGGGCCTGCGTGGTTCCCTCGGAAAACTCCGTGTTTCTACGCTTCTCGTAGAGGTTCATATTGTGGGAGATCTTCGTGAACAGCTCGAAATTATTCGTTCGAAGATCCATTGTCGCCTTGGAGCGGTTGTACATCTCGCTGATCTTGTCACCGAGACCGCTCGTATCCTTGATGTCTTCTGGCTTGATGTCGAAGTCTGCCATTAGATGTCGCTCCTCTTGTAGGCCTCGCGGCTGCCCTTCGTCTCGAAGCCGGGCCGCAGGTAGTCGTACTTCGTATCATACAGCCTCTCGCCGTACATGGTTTTCGGTGATGGGTTATATGCCTTGGGAAGCCTGGAGTACAGGTTCGGCGCGGAGCCACCACGGCCGCCGCCACCGCCACCGCCTCCCTTGCGATAGCCGTAAGACCTGCCGCCAGAGGACTTGGAACCATTGCCGTTAGACTTGGACTTGTTACCACCGTTGTTGTTATCTCCGTTGTCACCGGATCCAGACTGATTCTCCGGATCATGGGCCTCGAAGGGAATCACGTTCTCATAGCCCTGCTCGACTGGGATGAGCGCCCTCATGCCAGTGCTCTCACCGGTAACAGCGGACGGAGTCATGAAGTCGCCCTCATAGCCCATCGTGATCGTCCTATCCGTCAAGGAGTCGGGAGCAATCTTGACCGGGGACAGAGACTTCAAGCCGGAGGTGTCTGCCATGATGCCGGTGGCGTAGACGTCGCCATTATCATCCTGTGCATAGGTGGTCTTGTACCTGTTGTACATGACCATGCCCCTACGCATCGGCTCGCTTTCCAGCTTGTCGTAGTAGAAGGACTTCCAATAATCGAGCTCGTCATAGTAGGCATTGGAGATCTGGGTAGCCAGCGCCTTGCCCTTGTAGTAATCGCCACCACCAAGGACATACGGGTTCAGATCGCCATTGGCCTCCATCTCATAATAAGCATCCGTGAGGTTTGAGCAGATCTGCCAGATCGTGTCACCGACATCGAATCTGGTCTTTGAATCGAGGTAGAAGCCGGCTTTATACAGGTCCTCCATGTCATCGGTCTGCTGCATGAGGGAGATGATCTCGATGATCTTTTCCTGCCTGACCGGCTCAGGAAGCGGGTTGCCTGCATCGTCGTAGAGGCTCCAGTATTTCTGGGAATCCATCTGGGTCTGGTCAGGGATGACAACAAGAGGCATCTCGCTCTCCAGATACCCGGTGTTCGGGCGGAGGGTGATGTCGAGTATCGTTGCGGTAACCGGGTTCCTTCTGGCGACCTTGCGAAGCATGGCATCCTCGTAGGTCGTCTTCATGGTCTTACCGTTGGCTCCAGCCTCAGTTAGAGCGCCAGTCGAGGTCTCCTCATAGACCTTGTTGTAGCTATGCTCGAGGCTCGTCGAGAACAGCTCCTTGAAGATCTGCGGGCACCAGAACTGGCCGGCCCATGTGAGCATGGAACCCTGGAACTGACCCATGAGCCAGCGAGACAAATCCGGAGATCCGTTCTTGGCGTCGGCATAGGTCTCAACGTCCCTCTCGTAATCAGAGAGGATCGAGAACTCGGGATCGCCGGTAATCATGGCGAGAAGATCAGACATCCTGGCCATCGGGTTGTTGTAGAACACGGAGGCCGCGCCATTGGTCATCAGGTCGATCCTAGGCTTGCCAAGGGAGCAAGACTTCCAGAAAGCAGCCGCCGGGAGCGCCATGCCCATGATCGACTCAAGCTCCCAGTCAGGATAGATCCTGTGGCCAAAGAACAACCAGTCCGTCGGGTTGCCCCATTTATCATCGTCCTCAGGAGGCTCGATAGCACCAGGGATAGCCAGAAGGACTGCGGCGAGGACAGCCGGTGCCATGTGGAGAGCATCGCTCGCCAGAGCCATCTTGAAGTTCTTGAATGTCCTAGCGTCCTCGATATGCATGAGCTGGGCCCTCTGGCCAATCTTGGTATCAGCCATGCCCTCGGAGGTCAGGAACTCAATAGTTGCATGGTGCAGCGTAGACATAGGAAGAACCCAGTTGAGCATCCTGCTGCCCTGGTTGATACGGGCCTGCATGAACCTGGAGACGAACGTGGTCGAGAAGAACTTCGCAGCGGAACCATGCTGCCTGACGAATTCATTGTAGAACATCGAAGGGACAGACCTTTGCGCCATGTCGCCCCTGAGTGCATTGTTCTGGGCGACCATCGCGTTATCGAGCGAGAAGGAGACGCCGCCTCCGAAGATGTCAACGAACAGCCTGAACGCATTGTCACTCGCCATGATCTGCTCGATGCGCATCTCCGTCGGGCCGTTCGAATCGTTGACAGGCTGGAACCAGTAGTTGTGACCATCTTTTGCTTCGAGAGCGAGGAAATAGTTCATGAAGTTCTCGATCTGAACACTGGCGAAAGAATTGCCTCCGTTGATGCCCCTGAACACCATATCGGAGATCTTGTTCCTGCGATTGCCTCGGGTCTCGATCCAAGTGGTGAGATCGGCTTCGTCGTTCACGGTAGCCAAGAACAGTTGTTCGTCTCCATCGATGGCGGCGTCACGCATGGCATTCCAGAATCGCAGCACGAGCGGGTCACGCGAGAACTGCTTGACGAGATCCTGATTCACGTCAACATCGGTCGCATAGGATCCGATACCGTAATCCCTGCCGATCTTCATGGCAAGCTTCATGGCATTGGTGGACAGTGCCTTATCCGCGTAGTTGGCAAACAGAACAGACGGAGACATGACGCCCATCATCTGCGACGTCGTGGTCGCAAAGTTAAGGATCTTGTCTATCGTTGCCTGGTCGTTCGCCTTGACCTTGACGATGGTCCTTCCGGAGTCATCGAGCGTGGTGATCGTGTACTTAGCGTTGTATAGGGACCTGTAGTCCTTGAGCTTATCGGCGACCTCCTCGGTCGTCTCCATGAGGAGCTCTTTCCATTCCTGCTGCGACTCATTGTCGAACAGAGCCTCGAAGAAGGCATTGGAATCCCTGATCATGTCAGAGGAGTAGGTATCGCCATAGATCCTTCCGGACTTGGTTGCATATCCGTTCTCCGTGTACATCCAGTCGCACGCGGCGAGCAGCGCGTTCCTTTTCTTCTTGGACATGACGCTCTCACCACGGCCGGCACTCTTTTGGGTAGCCGGGATCCTCGTGATGAGCTCAATGGCCTTGTCGCCCTCAGCGAGAATGTTCTCCTCGAACTTCGAGAAATCTCCGCCGTTCTCGTTGCGGATGTTCTCGAACTGCCAGAAGTAGGACTTCTCGGACGGCAGGAGCATCGGCAGCGAGTATCTGCTGGAGTAACCGTCGTTGTTGTTGGCAGCGACAATCGGTAGGCCAGTCTTCTCGATGTTCCTTTTGATGCGCAGGGCAGACTCGTGAATCTGATCGACGGTGATCTGGAACGTTCCCTTGCCGTCGTTATAGGTGATTCCGCAGTCACGCTTGATGAGCATCATGAAGCGGTCCCACGTCAGCCATTTTCCTCCGTCGCCCATACCGAGAGCATCCCTGACCATGGTGTAGCTGTCGTGCAGGGACTGCTTCCTCGCGTAATCAGGGTCGTTCTCCTTGACGGTGGCCATGCTGTCCACAGATCCAAAGAACTTCCTATCATCAGCCAGAACGATAGGCAGCCTCTCGGTGAACATCTTGCTGCTCTCTGCGATGCGCTTCCTGGCCTCGAACTCATGGAGATCCCTAGCCATGATCGGCTTGGAACCACGGTCTGCGGCTTTCACATATGCAGCGATGTCGGACTGATACGCAGAAGCACCGATACCCTCGCGGGCCGTCGTGGATCCATCGCCACGGAGGCTCTGGTCATTGAATGCACCGTAGTCTCCGATTTGTAGCATGGTGTCCTTGGTGACAGCATCGAGTTCGCGCTCAGTCAGCGCTCTGGACAAGCCCTGCCTCTCGGAGTGCTGGAGGCTGTAAGCGGCGGAGGCGGACACGCGATCCATCGTGGTTCCGACGCCAAGCGTCATGGCATCACCGACGGATACATCGACGGCCATGTATACAGGCCTGCCGTTATCGCCTCTTCCGATGTACTGCATCATCCTGCCGTACTCGTCGAACGTGGTGGAGATGACCGACTTCTTATCGGCCAGCTTGCCGTTCTCATCGAACTTATGTACGAGTCCCGGAGGGCAACACTTATCATCCATGGCGTTGAACAGCTCAAGGGTCTGCTTCCTGTTGAGCTGGTCAATCGAGGAGAAGCTGAACATCTTTCCGCGCAGCTTGGGCGTCTTGCCGCCAAGTGACTCCTTGGTTATAGCGGAGAAGAAATACGTGTTGGGAATGCCATCCCTGATGTTGTTCGCAATGACGTGCCTGATAACATCATTCACCGTGGAATCAGTCGGAACAGTAGCGGGATCGACGAGGTTGATCTTCTGGTTGACGATCTTCCTCCACACGCGGATATCAGTTCCCTCAAGAAGCGACTTGATCTCAAGCGGAGACAGGCCGCACTTTTCGAGCCAGGGATTAACTTCGTAGTTTCCGCCATTGACCCTCTTGTACAGCAGGCTTCCGCCGGACTTAGCGTGTACCCAGTACATGAGATTCGACTTCATGATGTTGAGCCAGGCATCGCTGTTTCGGTTCTCATCGGTAGTGCTGTTGTAGATGATGTCAGCCCTAAGAGCATCTACGGTCTTGCCGTTCTCGTCTGTGTACCTGACGCCAAGCATAGGCATCTTGAACTTGTCGAGCACGGTGGCCATAGTCTTGTAGCTCTTCGAGTGAATCGCGTACTTTAGCGCGAACTCCCTATCGCTCTCGTCCTTGATGGACACAATAGCGTCGAAGTCTATCTTGATGGCGCTGCCGTCCTGCGTGACGTTGATCTTGAGCATCTTCGACGGCGCACCGGTTCTGAGCGTAATCGGTGCATAGGAGACAGATCCGTCGAGGTACTCGATCTTTGCAAAGGCGAGAACGTCTCCCCTCGATGCAGAGTCGCGCTTGCTAACACCGTTGTTTGCCATATAGTCAACAGCATCACGGATGTCGATCATGGCCTTCGTCTGGTCGATATCAGAGCCGGAAGTCTTGGAATACTGACGTCCAAACACCATGCTCTTCTCAAGGTTCTCATCGGTCAGCGATGCAAGCTCGGCCATGTCCTGAATCGTGCAGAGCGAGTAGCTCTTGACGTTCCTGTTCGATCCCTTGCCATCAGAGAGCAGGTCGCCAAGAACGTCCATCTTCTTGTGGTTATTTTGCAACGTGAGTCCACGCTTGCCGATTGTCTCAGAGTTCACGTAGCTCGCACCGTCGCCCATGGTCACTGTGAATCCACCGGCAACACTGATGGCTACGTTGGCCGGATCAAAGTCCATGACGGCGGCTTTGCCACGCCTCAAGCTGGCACGCCTGAGGGCATCATTTTTATATGGGGCGATAATGTTGAACTTCTCGCCTCCGATTAGCACCGGATCTCCGACGGTGGGATACGGGGATACAAGGCCAGGGCTCACATACTTTTCGGGGACATAGAGAAGCTGCTGGTACTTCATCGCCCAGGTAAGCGCCGATAGGAACTCAGCATCAGAGAAAACAATGCCGGCAGTCTCAGGGTTATTTCCGGCCTTGGGGGGCTGGCACTCGTTTTCCTTTGTATTCTTGAGCGGCTCGAACAGCTTGGACACAGAGTCGATTCCAGAGACGCCTGAGCCCAGCTTGTCCCTATCCTTACAGAATGCCTTCACTGGCAAGGGCATACCATTCACCGACAAGTTGCCGCTCGTGGCATACGACAAACTGTTATCGACTTCGAACTTTCGAGGGCTCAGTCCGATTGTCGTAGCATCCTTCATGATCTTATATGCCGTGTTGATCGTCGTATCGCGGATGGCGGCGTAGTCCATCCTGGAGCGAGAGTTTCCGGGGATCTCCAGTGCCTTGGATCCATAGAGCTCGTCTAGGAACTTTCCGAGCGGAGAGGTGCGGTCATCTCCGATGGCAAAGTCGAAAGAGGACGGCTTGACCGGCGAGAAGTCAGCAAGGACATCGCCAACGCTTAGCGTCTTGGAGTAGCTGCCTCGCCACTGCGTAGCTGCATCGAGGGCTATCCTCTGCCTATTCTTCTTGCCGCCCTGACGGATGGCTGCCGCTACCTCTCGCTGGATCTTCATCGAGATCTCTTCAGGATTCACAGCGACCGGAATGATCCTAGATACCCTCGACTCATCGGTTGTCATGGAGGCGATAGCCTGCCTGAACCCGCTTATATCATTCGTGGCAAACAGATCGATGGAGTCGATGAGTTCGGTCCTCGTGCCGACGACCTCACCAGAGGCATCGAGAGTTTCAACCTCGACCTCGACGAACGGCGTGATTAGCTGCGAGAAGTGCAGAGCCTCAGCATCACCCATGCCAAGCACCTTGTTGGCGTCATCGGAGAATATCGCGTTGAGGTTCTTACGCCATTTATCTCGGTAACCGATAAGGTTTTCACGAGCCTTGTTCCTAAGGACGACCAGAGCCTTATCCCAATCCGGCGATCCTGCCTTGTACCTATTGAGCGCAGACATATCAGTCGAGTTGGCGCCGTAATCAAGTCCGTCGATCTTCAGTTCGTCCTGAGACATGTGATTCACGTTACCGATCGTCTTGGCGGTCTTGAGTGCCATGCCCTCCTGCGTACCATCAAGCAGGCGGCCGATCATGGCCAGAGTCATCTGGAAATCGCAGCCATTGCCATTGTATGCATCATGCGTGCAGTTGATATCGATACCGTTTGGAGACATGATCGGGTCAAAGATGAGAACTTTCTTTGTCGGATCAGCCTTCATGTCGTCAAGGTCTCGCTCGGTGAACGTGCCAAGTTCCCAGCCCCATTGACCATTTTGATCAGGGTTCTGTGTCCACGGACCACCGACGCATGTCTTTGCACCGATGAATCTGTTATATCCGGTAGATCCGGTAGAGCTTCCATCCTGCTTAACGAGGTCCATCAGCCCGTTGTAATCAAGCTCGATAGGAGCAACCGGCGAGCGGTAGTCTCTCGGGATAAAGTCGAATCCCGCATATGCGCGCGTCTTTGCACCGTTGAGTCCAACGTTGGTAGAGGCACCGCCCCTCGTGGAGTTCACAATCGCCCTGTTCGCCATGAGGTCGAGCGTTGGATCAGAGAAGTCCTGGTGCGGGTAGTGCGGCCTCTCTCCGGTCAGATCGACAAGATTCGGATCGACTCCCCTATCGATCATGTCAGACCTGATGGCATCGCGCATGTCGAGGACGAACTTATTGTGCCTGTCCACAGCATTGAAGATGTTGACGTTCTGGATGGTGCCGCTTCGCAGGTTCTTATCCATCATCCAATCGCGCATAGCAACGGAGTTCCAGAAAGACATCGTTGTCTTGATTTTGTTCTTAATCTCCTCGTTGAGAACTCCGTCATTCTTCACGATCTCGTCGCAGATGGCATCGATCTTATCCATGGTCTCATCGACGGATAGCTCTCCGTCTCCAAGGTTGAAGTTCGAGCTCCTGGAGATCTCGGAGATCTTTTCTTTGACGAGACCCCTCGCACCGTCGGTGCCATTGCCGAAGTCGTCTATCGTGATGAACCCGGTGAGCTTGTCATCAGGATTCAGTGTGCCGCCGGCCGTCGGTAAGCTATTGGCTATCGCGGTGACCTGGCTGTTGATATTATCGATGGTCAACTCATTCTTAATCGCTTCTCGGACGTTGTCGGCCTCGGCCTTGATCTGAGCTTCGGTCTTTCCCTCGGTATCGATAAGCATTTCGTCATCGATCATCTTGAGCTGGGTATTCAGGCCCTGATTGATCTCGTCGACTATCTGGGCTCTGGTTGTGCTGTTATCGACATACAGGTCGAACACGGTACTCATGATCGTCTCGAGCTCGTCGAGGTCATGCATGTATTCATCGAACCTTTGGTCGACGCCGTTCATCTCGTCGAAGAACTTCTTTGACGCCTTGTTGAAAAGCGACGTGAGGCCGGCTGTCTTATCAGCAGCAAACTTGTTGATCGTGTTGCTTACGATGCTCTCAGACATGTGCTTGATATGCGCATCTCGACTAGCTAGACTCCTATCGTCGGCCCTATCGAGCACTTCGCCTTCGAGCGAAGCTATCTCCATCGCAGCGCGGAAGGATTCACTGATTGTCCCCATGACAGAGTTAAACGTGTCGGCAGAAGACTCTGCAAGCATGTCGACATATTTGGTTCCCTCGCCAGACATCGCGAGATCGACGAAGTAGTTGCACATATCATCGACAAGCTTGCTCGACCTCTTGGTCGCCTCGCTAAGCGTGAGCCTTCCGTCGACATCGCCCATCATTCGGCAGAGCTCTGGGATGAACTCAACGTGATCCATGAGCAACAACTTGACCCTGCGCATCTCACGCTTCCTGGCCTCAGATCCGCGCTTGGTGATGTTATCTTCGTCCTTGTTGATGTCCATGACTTCTCTGACACGGTTGAGGAGCGATCTGTCGACATAGTCTGTCGTCGTCTTGGTGACCGTGGACTCAGAGTTCTCGTTCACGCCAACCGACATCGACGGCGGAGCGATGATGGAGATGAGCTGGGGATACTTGGTGAATATCTTGTTGTAGACGTTAAGCGTGATCGGGCCACCGTTCCAATCGGGGATAACGTCCCTGATCAGATCGTCGCGGCTGAAGTTGTTAAACTGACCGCTCTCCCAGTCGGTAATGGTGATCGAGAACTTCGGATCGACCATAAGCCTCGCGATGAGCGTAGGGTTATCGAGGAACTGCCTCTTAGTGATCCTTCCCTGCGAGAGACCGAACAGCTTATCGGACCATGCGTACAGAGCTCCGTGCCTGGAGATCTCAGAGATGGCGTACATGATCTGAGCAGACCTCGGAACGACGCCCTTTTCCTTGTAGGAGTTTGCGATCGTGGTCGCAGCATAAACCGCGGATCCGATTGCATCATTGCCGACCTCATAGGTGCGGTCATTGAGCAGATCGTCTATTGCACTGGCATAGCGCTCCTGCTGTCCGGCATCAGTGGCCGCTTTGAATACAGCGTTCCACCTCTCGATGTTCATCTCGTTATTGATTTGGTCGGCGGTACGCTGGCTCGAGGCAGCCCTGTTCATCCTGCTCGAAAGGTCCGCATTGGAGAACGTGGAGCCGGGCGTCGTGAGCACGTCGGTCAAAAACACGCTTGCGTTATCTCCGTTACCGGAATCCCATGTGCTCGAGATCAAACCGAACGTCAGGCGCGGATCGTCACTCGTTATGGCGTCATAGAGCCTGGAGAACGTCTTCGCATTCTTCAGGGCATCCATGCTGCTCGCGGAGTCTGCAATCTCGGAGATGATGTAGTCATCGACCCTGGACGTATCGACAAGATCGCCGAGCATATTCAGCGCGGCCATCCTGTATTTGTCGGCCACAAGGCCGTCTTTCTCTTTCAGAGCCTGATCCAGCTTTGCGATAACGCCATCATACTTCGCACTAACTGCCATCTCGCAGATGGCCTTCATGGCAAGCTCCTGGTTTCCGGAGGATAGCATCTCTCCCCAGCCAGAATCAAAGAACGAATCGACGGAGACCAGGCCGATCTTATCGGCAGACCTCTGGCCGATGATGCTCCTTACCTTCGTGACAAGCTGCTCTGCCATGGCAAAATCGGCTCCATGGAGCTTCTTGCCATTGGCTTCCCACTTGGAACGGAGATCAGCGAACATACGTACGGATGCTTCGACTTCGCTGCTGATCCTTATGGCTACCTGCCTGGACTGCCTGCCCTCATCAGCCAGCATCATGTTAAATAGCTGCTGGAATCCGTTATCGAGATCGACGAACTGCGTTCTGTCATAGCTTGCATCCTGGGAGACGATCCTCACGGCTTCGTTCCAGGTCTTTCCCTCGAAGTGCTTCGGCCAGCCTTCGACCATGTCCTCGCCATACTGAGAACCAAAGGCGCGCTTGAAGTACCTTGCGAGAGCAGCATCGCCGTCAGACTCAAGAAGCTGAGGCTTATCCATCTCACCAGGTAGCTTCATGCCCTTCTCGATAGCCGTGTTATCGGTGAGGATTGCCTTCTCGTATGCCTTGTACAGTTTTGCGTACTCATCCCTGAATACGCGCTTGAGAATCTCGAGGTCTTCGCCGTTCTGGATCTTCGTGTGCCCGACTTCGTTCCTGAAGCGAGTCATCGAGCCGTTTGCAAGCGCTGCGTCAAACAGGCCGGAGATCGTCGTGGTTACATCGCCTCCGCGCTCAACCTGCCTCACGCAGATGTCAACAAGCATCTGGTACACGGATTCAGACACACCCAAGCCCGACTGGGACATAGCGGTATGAAGGTTGCGGAGCGTGTAGTCGATCGACTGAAGCAGCTTGGACTGTGCCTCCAGTATGAACCTGCCGTCCTGGCGGAAACCGACGTTCGTTGCAGCCTTGTTGTATTTCGCATACGCGGCGTTCAGCATGTCGGTGGCAGCTTCAGCGTAAGATCGAATGCCACCAAGGTCGCCCTTAGACGACATGCCTCGACCTTCGTTGGACTCAGCCAGGACGCCAGGGATCATGTCGACCATTTGCCTGACGATCTCGTTTGCACGCCTGACATCGGCCGCAGCTGCATCCATGGCACGAGAGAAGCCGGCAGACGTATCTGCCTGCATCTTACAGATGATCTTCGATACAGCAGTGCCAGGGTGCGCACCGGGAAGCAGCTGACCACCGTTGGCGATATAGTTCTTGATGGCGACGTTGATCTCGTTGAGGAAGTTTGCCTTATTGGAATCCTTGCTGGAGGCAACTTCATCGGCCCACCTGTCAGCATAGGAGACAGCATCAATGCCGGAGTTCGTGCCGACAGTCTCATCGATAGCCTCAGTGAAGATACGCCTGACGTCATCCTTGGTCAGCTGAGCCGTACTCTTATCGCCGATGGTCGCAGGCATGAATCCATAGTCGGAGATATCGACGTTCGCGGCGGGCAAGCCCGTCTTCTGGTCCGTGGCCTCGGGAGCAACGATGTTCTCGGATACATAGCCAAGAGATGCTTGGTTGTTACGATCGAAGTAGATCTGTGCCTTATCGCCATCGATATCGGACTTCACATAGGAATACGTCAACGGGTTCAGATCGATATAGTCGGAATCGACGATCTCATCCACATCAATCCAATAGAGGCCCCTGTTGGTATCAGGGTTTCGACCAACGAGCAGCCTTGTGGACTGGCCGTTAGCCTTCATGTTCTGCACGAGCTGGTTAAGCTCAGCAGTCTTATTCGGTCCAGACAGGATCCTATGCATGTCATCAGTCGTGACACCGAACCAGTCTGCAATTGTCTTTGCAGAGCTCTGGATCTCGCCGGTCTCCATATCCCTGCGATCGGGATAGTAGAAGATCTTCTCAACTAGACCGGAGCCAACGGTGCCGTCATCGAGACCATGGTTGCGCAACCCGGAGGACACCTGGAGTGCGGAGGCCGCACCGGGCACCTTCTGCTGCTCAGCGAGCGTGTCCCTGATGCTGTCCTTTGCATCGGACACCATGGATGTCGCATCGGTGCTGAAGCCCCTGCGCTCCTTGACGGTCTTAGTGTCAGGCGAAAGCGGAGACATCCTGTTCGAAGACTCGTTGGACGGATTGGCCATCTTGCCAAACGTCCTATCGAGAGCCATGCCAGTACCAGACATGATGCTGCCGCCGATAGTGCCCATCGCGCCAGCCTCGACAGCCCTGTTAAACCAACCGTCATCAAGGGTGCCGTCACGGATCTCATCGAGCGGCGACTGGACAAACTCTTCGAGGCCTTCCTCTGCGGCCTCGGATGCAAGCCTACCGACCCAGCCCTTCGTCTCTTCTTTGGCGAGAGACTTTGCGGAGGATTCGATTGCCTTGCCAGCCATCTTCTTCGCGGTATCTTCGGCACCCATGAGGCCGGCAGCCTTGGCGCCTCCCATGAGAGCGGCATTCTTCGCGCCCCTCAACATGCCAGCGGAGCCGCCGAAGAACGGTCCGACTGCGTTGATGGCACCGGATGCACCGGTAGCAAGCCTCTGTCCGAGATCGAGGTCCTGGTCCGGGATATAGCCGGCATCGTCCATCTCGGTAGCCCTGTGGCCAGAGGCCGCTTCGTAAAGCTGAGACGTGCCGGTAAACGGTGCGGAAATTGTTCCGAGCGGCAGGCCTGCGAGGAAGGCACCAACGTCATCGAGCTTCGACTCGGTCTTTGCAGCTTTCTCGGCTCCAGCGAGACCCATGATGTTCTCGCCGATCTTGCCCATCGTGGCAGCCAGATAGTCCAGGCCCTCGGCCCTCTTCCTGCCAGCAGGAGGCTCAGCCGCAGCCCTCCTATTGTCGGATTCATCGGCGATCCTCTGCCTCAGGGACATGAAGTTCTCGGACATGCCGGAATCAGGGCCACCACCGAGGTATTCCCTCGCGTTGAACTTGTTGCCGCCTCCCTGTGCGCCAGCCGTGGGGTTCTCGCCCCTGGCGATCTTAGAGAAGGCGTATTTGTCCAATGCCATATCGTTCCTCCGTCTTACGAGGATGTGCTTCTGAGAATTGATTGTAGCAGGTGAAAAGAAGGGCCGCTCCCGGCATGTCAACAGGAGCGGCCCTTTCGAGAGAGGGATGTCTATGGTACCCTCGCCGGGACTCGAACCCGGATCTGACGATTATAAGTCGTCTGCCCTGACCTTTGTGCTACGAGGGAATGGCCGCCGGGGTCAGGGGGTGAGTCACTTCCCCCTACCCGGCGATGGTGCCCCCGGGCGGACTCGAACCGTCGACACCCGCTTTAGGAGAGCGGTGCTCTATCCTCTGAGCTACGAGGGCATTGATGAGATAGTATCACATGGGGGGTATCATGTTGTCGAGAATCTTGCATATGACCAACGTGAACAGCATGATGCCCGGAAGCGCGAGCATGACCAGCAGGCCAAAGCAGCCCATCACGATTACCTTCTCGTCGTCCATGTCTCTCCTCTCAGGCGAAAAAGAAAGAAGCCCCTCGATCGGCATGGGGGGCTTCCTTCTAATTGGAGGTGCCTGTTATCACAGGAGCACCTTGTCATTCTACCACTAGTAGTAGATCTTCTGGCCCGCGAAGATCACGTTCGGGTTGGCAATGCCGTTCTTGTTGGCAAGACCGATGTAGTTACCGCCCCAACCGACCTTCTGTGCGATGCCAGACAGCGTGTCACCTGGCTGGACGATGTAGCAGCGGTTACCGGTGGGCTGCACGCCGAGCTTTGCGTTGACCTTGGCCTGGACGGCATCAGGATCGTAGCCGGCAGCGGAGAGCCTATTGCGGCGATCCTGACCGTTGCCCCAGGCGCCTGCGATAACCTCGGCGGCAATGGTGTCAACGGACTTCTTGCTGAGGCCGGCGCGTCGGTTGATCTCAGCCTGGACCTCGTCATAGCGGGTACCGAGGGCACGCTTGCGCTCGTCACCGTTGCCCCACTTGCCAGCCTGGACCTCGTCGGCGAGGACGGACGTATTGGCAGAGCAGATGCGGTTGACGGCGTTCTGCACCTCAACGTATCGGGAACCGAGGTTCGCCTTGCGAGCGTCGCCGTTTCCATACATGCCCATGAGCGTATTACCGACCAAGACGTGCAACGGCAGGGACGAATCAGCTTTCTCAGGTGTCATGGGTACCACAGGCTTCGTGCCGGAGGTAAACGATGCCAGGTTACGTTTGCCATTCAGGGCATTGCAGTCAGTGCTGCCAGCGATGCCGGGTACGCGGCCGACAGAGGTGAACTGCCACAGATCGCAGTAGTGACTGGGAGGCATGTGCGCATAGCCGTCGTTCACGCCGTAGGTCGGGATCCAGGTCCACTTGACCCAGGGCTGCGAGGCAACTGAGGCATACTGGCCATACAGGTGGTTGGCGATATAGACGCCGTTGTCACCTGCGGACTGGGCGAGCGTGTTGCCCGCGGATGCGATGCCGGCGACAGACTGACCGCCGACCTCGATATCGAGTACGAATCCTCGACAGTTCCTGGCACCGGCAGCCTTGGCACGCGAGACGAGCCTGGATGCCTCGACGGCACCGCCGTTGCGATAGAAGCCATAGCAGTAGTACGGGATACCCAGGCGCTCGCACTCGGAGATGTTGCGCGAGATCTTGGAATCGAGGTACGTGCCGTCCTGGACACGCAGGATGGCGAAGTGAATGTTGGGCTTCACGGCTGCCCAGTCAATGTTACCTTGCCATTCGGATACGTCGATGATGGTGGGGAGAATGCCTGCCATTACTCAGATGCCTCCTCTACCTTAGAGCCCATCGCAGAGTTTTCAGGTTCCTGCTCGCCGTCTGCGGGCTCATCGAACATGGTTTTGATTTCTTCTGCCATTACTACTCCTTACCCTTGTCAGCCTCGACTACCCCATCTTCCGGGTTGCCGGTGCGAAACATAGACATGACCGGCGACAGAATGCACATGATGGCGGCGGTGGCCAGAGATGCGACCGTGGGATCCTTAATGGTGCTGGATACAGTGATCGGCACGGCTACGATTGCGACAGACACAAGGCCTTGTATGATCGTCCTTGCCAGCCTCATCTCGGTGCTGTCGTCATTTAGGAACTTGTCGAGCATACGCTTTCCTTTCTAATCAGTTCCACCCATGTTATGCACGATGAACCTATCCTCGATCTTATCGATCCTCTCGGAGTTGCGGTCCACCTTGCGAAACAACGTCTCGCTGGAGCTTTCCAGCTTGGCAATCCTGGTATCCATATCATTCACGCGACCCTCGATGGACTTCACGCAATCTCTCGTCTCTTCGAGAATCTGTGTTTGAAAATCCATCTTCATGGACAGGGACCTTTCGTCCTTGGCGTCAGATTTGATTCGTATGATGGTCGTCGAGATGAGAGAGACGAACGCGATCAACAGAGATCCGGATGCCATTAGCTGGTCGAACTCCATTACGATATCCTCCTGTAGAAAAGAAGTGCGATGTATTCTGGCATGAATGGCTTCTGCTCAGATTCGGATGTGCTGAGCGTGTTAGCGCTATTCGGAAGATTTCCGGCTTCAATCATATTGCTTCCACCAGTCGATCCGACTGGATATCCAGAGCCGGCGGTGAGAACGTATTTACCTGATGTGACAGCTTCCCACTTGCCGTGGGCCAGCCTTGGATCAGATGACGTATGCGTTACGATGACACACCCTACTGGGTACATGCGATCGAATGAGCTGTCCTCGATCTCTTTGATAATATCGGGGAGTATCGATTCGATGTAGGATTCAACTGTATCTTGGATCTTGCTTCCAAGCATTGCTCCATCGGAAGCGGATTTCTCGCGCGTGGCGATCTCAACTACGCGCCTGAAGTTCAGATTGATCTTGCGGCGGACCTGCTCATTGAGGCCACCGTCACTCGTCATGATCTCGGCTATGTCGTAGCTGCGCGCCATATTCCTCCTAGATATAAGGAAAGGCCCCGGGGACTCGGCAGACCCGGGGCCTTCTGAAGACTAGGATAGCACTGCGGCTTTTTAGGCTGTCAATAGCTTAGCCTTGGAGATCAGGACTATATAAGGAGATGAGCCAGAATGACCGAGAGGACCGAGTGGTTAGCAATTCCGACGTTCGCAACATTAACGCTGGCTTAAGGGGGCATTCAGTCCTCCCGCTGTGGCTGGACGCCCAGATCGGTCACCAGGACAAGCCAGCGGAAAAAGGGCGCAAAGGACCGCCGTACTCATCAAGGTGCCCGTATCCGGGCGTCTGGGATATCTTACCACTACTGATGCTTGTGTGCATTATTCTTTCTTGAGAATAATCGTGACGCAAAGGAAAGGCCCCCGAAGGATCAACTCCTCCGAGGGCCACAAGGATCGCAGTCTAGTACCCGGTGGACCGCATCCCCACTGGAGAAATGATAACACTGACTGATATGAATGTCATTATTCTCGAAAAAGAATAATAGAGCACGGAGTGATGGTGACAGGGCAATGGTAAAATGGACTCATCACTTGGAGGCAGAACTCCTCCATGGCGACCATAGCGTCCGTACCCGGTCGGCTTAAAAGAGGCCATTGAGTCTGAATAACCGAGGTCTGAAGTTCTCCACGGAATGAACCCGTTCATGTACGCATGGACATAAAGCGAAAGCCGAGGCTAAGCCGTGGGGATGCCGGTGAGGTCCATGATCTCAAGGCGCGCCTTATCGCCGGGCGCGCACGGGGAGCCCTTCCCCGCAGGCAAAACGGGAGGGCGGATACCGGTCATGGACAGACCTTAACCTTATGTTCCTTGGAGGACGTGGTAGCAAGGCAGCATAGCAAAGCTGAATAAGGGGATTACGTACCATAGGCGGAGCTATGCCTGTTGACCATGATGATCTTAGTAAGACGTGCAGCAGAATCCGCGATAGCGGATTTGCAGTTACCGTTTGAGGTCACGGGGGATCGGGCAACAAGTACGGTTAGATGGCGGCGGATGGTGTGGTAGCGATCTCAGTTACCCTCACCCGCCATCTATACAAGCATTTGAAATTAGATATACAAAGATAAATAAGACAAACTAGATAAATAGGAAAAATAGGAAAAACTTGATAGGCCGTGGAGGGTCGGGAAATCCTGGCCGCTTGGAAGGGTTCGTCCGTTCGGTTTTCCTGCGAGCATGGTGTCCAGGGTTCTTATGAGAGCTGGAAAAATTAGCGCGGGTAGATATAAAGAAAACAAAGAATCCTGATAATCCTAATATATACCAACCCCCTATATCCCTGGTTTCTTAGATAAATATGTGTATTTTGTGATGGATAAACTGGTTATCTGGTGTGGCTGAACAGACAACAGCCCTGATAACCAAGCAATCAAACAATCAAGTGTGTAAATTACGCAAGATAAATCCTAACGAAAGGAGATCAAAATGATCAGCATCAAACCGGAGGATCTGAACACCATGTCACCGCAGGCAATGATCGCCTACAAGTTCATGGTCAAGGCAGATCGTGAAGACCCTATCAACATTGCAATGGCAGAGGTCGTCAAGGAGCAAGCTCGTTCCGAAAAGATCGAGAACGATCGCAAGGCTAATCCTGATGACAAGTCAGAACGCTTAGCAACAGCATTTGCAAACCTGGCCAAAGGCATCTATGGCGTCAGCTATCCAGAGCTAGACGAGGAAGCTCAGAAGCACGTCAATGAACTGGCTCAGCTGTGCATCTAGAAACCAGGGCGGTCGGATCTTCGGATCCGGCCGTCAGGGTTATTTTTTCACGCGATGCAGCCCATGGCTGTCGGTGTGCGGACAACCGGCCCTAGCCGGTTGCGGCTTGTCCGAGATCGCAGGCGTGCAGCCATCAATGGGCGCGCATTGGTCATCGCGTGTGCAAAATCGTTTGTTTTCTTTATCCGGTGCATCCGGAAGAACGGAGTGAATCATGAAAGACAAGTTCGCCAATCGCATCATCAATCGCGAGGACGGCATCACGCACATCAACATCATGATGGACTTCACGTGTGCCATTGCGTCCCTCAAGTCTGCGTGCATCATGGACAGTCGTCCTGACAAGTTCAATGAACTATCGCAGATCGAGATCTCACTCGATCCTGATTACGCTCAACGCTTGCTTGATATGCAGATCGGCGTGCGTCGTGTGGTCATCGATAGGTCTAGGTTCCTGTGCATCTTGCACGGTGAGGACGTCTCTGTATCCACGCTTTGCAAAGTACAGAAGTCAATGAAATGCTGGGAAGAAGCAATGTCCGAGATGTTTGTCGACGAGTTCTCTGAGTGGACAGTTGAACATCCTAACAATCAGATTGGAGCATAACCAAATGAACAATACCGATAAGACTGCAAAGCTGGCGCAGTACCACAGCCACAAGAACGTTGGCATGGCTGGATATGAATCCTATATGGATCAGCAGTATCCGGAGCTGATCGCACCGAAGCACGCCATGCGAATGGATGAACTGCCTTGGTTTGTCAGGCTTAAGCACATGACCGCCGGCGAGGTCGTGAAGCTCGTGCTCAAGATCATCATTAAGTTCGTCCTCGGAATCATCGTGATCGAAAGCATCGGCATTGTCCTATTCCTGCTGCAAGATATCAGCAGGTATGGCCTGTTCGGTTAGCAACCAAAAGGGAGGCAAGTTCGTCCCGCCTCCCTTATTTCTATGAACGGAGAGAGATGAGAACAGTCAGACTTATTACTTCGGTGGTTAATGTAGACATCGAAGATGATTTGATAGCTTTATATACCACTGAAGACGAGCTTAGCGAAGGTGCCGTAATCCCTTTATCCTACTGTTCTATAGTGGACATCGATGACGGTACGTATCCAGACGACGGTATAACATTTACCTTGGGCCTAATAGATGCACACAGACGTGCATATCTCGAGGAGCAGACTGCTGCTAATCGACGTATCAGATTCCCTAGCGATCGAGACATTAGGTTTTCGTACTGTATCCATAAGACCATCGACAATATCATGAACAGCTATTTTGTCGATGACGACCTAGCTGGAACACTGATAACGCTCCTGAATGTCATCGAAGATCTCAACTACGAGTACCTTAGATCACATAGTGAAGACACCAATGTGATCAAGAATATCAGCGAGACGATAAACGCTGTGAAGAAAGCTAAGAGAATCGTCAACAAGAAGCTCAAGCCGAAGGACTCAGAAACGGAAAAAAACGATGAACATTAAACTCGTTTCCCCGAGAATACAAATGAACATCGAAGATGATTCGATTTATTTGTATGTTGCCGATGAAGCAATAGGTCATAGCGTCGTGATACCGATGTCTTATTGTGTGATCACAAATGTCGATGCAGGTTATGGCATAGAAGATGACGTTGAGTTCACGTTGAGCATGAAGGACAAGCTAAGTTATATCGATGAGATGCTTAACGAAGACAGCGACCGGCACATCAAGTTTGAAGGTTCTTTCCATAAGACAATCGGCAAGATCATAAGCTGCCGTTTTACTGATGGGATTCTAGCCAGAGCGATGATGATTTTTCTATTAGCTGTCGAGACTACCAACTACGAATACCTCGAATTGCACGATGACAATATCGTTGCAATTAAGGAGGTGAGTACAACAATACGCTTCATAGAGAAAGCCAAGAGAATCCTTGGCAAGATACTCGCTGAAGTGAAGATCGAAGAGCCTACGCCAAGGTATTAAAGAACGGAGAGAAGAATGAAAACAAAAGACATCTACCATTTCTTGGAGATGATCGACAAAGACGGCGTGCGCGATCAGATCGTGCCGTGCTTCATGGGTTGTCCTGGTATCGGTAAGACCCATGAGATCGAACGCTATGCAAAGGATCGAGGCAAGAAGGTAGTGCATATCATTGCCTCGCAGATCCTTCCGTCCGAAGTGTCCGGTATCACTATGCCTGACAAGGAGGCCGGCGGCATGACAGTCTATGATCACGTTCGTTTGTCATCACTGAAGGACGGAGACATTCTGTTCTTCGATGAGCTGCTTCAGGGTCAGCAGCAGGTTCTTTCTGCCTGCCTTACGCTGATCCAGGAGCGAAGGCTCATGAGTGATAAGCCATTGCCTGATGTCATGATCGTGGCTGCTGCAAATCCATTGGCAAATCCAAACCAGCTGCCTGCTGCTATCCGTGACAGATTCCTGTTTATCGGCATGGAGTTCAACTTTGCCGAATGGAAACAGTACATGAAAGATAGCCAGGACATCATCATCGAAGACAGTATGCAGAATGAGATCGATGCCTCTGATACCAGCGTTGTAGGCTGGAATGCACAGACACCGAGAACAGTGACCAAGCTCTGTAAGTTCATCACGAATAACATCGATGATGACGATCTCGAGAGATTCCTGTTGGATGCGCACATCAACAGCAGACTCGTCAAGTCACTCATCATGTCTGCCAAGGGAGTCTCAGCGAGCAGTATGAGTAAGTTCACTGAGAAAGTTGAAGCAGTCATCAAAGGCATAAGCGATACAGAAGATGAGCACATCGTTGTACTCAGTGAGATCGATAGGCTTGCAAGTGGAAAGACATCAGATACATCTACTCTCATGACCATGCTTATGAACATGGATGAATGGGACGATGTCATTAAGCCGATGCTCGAGTCAATGAAGCTCTAAAAGAAAGGACATAAAAATGATCAACATGCACAGGCTTAAACTCGGCACTCTCAAGCTGCCCGAGGTGTATGTCTGCAAGAACCAGGAAGCCGTCGACACTTGTCGCACTTCCGGCATCCCGTACATCAAGTGGTTCCATGGAACCGATACCGATCTGATCCTCTCCATCATGCTACCTGCGTTGCAGAAGGCAATGCCTGGCGTTGATTGGTATAGGATGTGCCGCATCAAGTGTGGCAATATCAGAGAAGTCACCGTCATCACTCCGCCTCCAACTGGCTATGCCGTTGAAGAGGATAGCGAGTGGAACATCAACACCGAAAACATCTCTAGTCCTGAGCCTACGGACAATGATGAGTTTGATCCGGTCGGAATGGATGTTGACAGGGACTTTGACAAGGTGGAGACCGACTCCTCGAATACTCTTCGCAGGTGCGGTGGTGATTCCTTGCAGAGGCAGGAAGCAAACATCAGCATCGAGGACTTCCTCGGTAGCAGTCTGTCCAAGGTTGATCCAGAGATCATCTCAGAGATGGGACTCATGCCTAAGTTCCTAGGTGAGATCGAGGACAACATTCGCTACAACATCATGCAGTCGTTGAAGTTCCGTGATTCTTATAACAAGAAGCTCGGATGCTGTGTCGGTAACTTCGATAACGAACTGCCATCGTCGAACTTGCTGATCCTTGATGTCTCTGCATCGATCCCGTGGGGCGTGGCTGATACGCTTCTCAAGATGGTAGACACCATGAGAGAGCAGGCAAACGCTGACCTCATCGTACATGCTGGACGCAGCGTGTGGTTTGCCAAGGGCGATAAGCTGCCCTCGCCTAACAAGCTACGCGGGATGTGTCCTCGTGGACAAGAGGCTCAAGAGTTCAGTGAGATCATCAAGGAGCATGTATGCGGTAGGAGCTTCGATAACGTTATCTCCTTTGGAGATTACGATGCACCCTGGTGCGGATATGACGAGGTGATTAACACTGCCGTCAAAGAGAACCCACCGAGCGTAGGCAAACTTTGGTGCTATCACCTGTACGCAAAGGATCGTACTGGCTTTACCCAGTGGGTAGATATCTGCTCTCCCAACTGCGAGAAAGAATATAAGACTGGCTGGGCTAAATGCATGAAGGAGTAACACATGGCAGAGGATCCATGCCCTCCGAAAGGAGCATCGATCTATACCTGGATGTACCGTCAGGGACTGAAGGGTAGAAAGATCGAGGATGTAGTATCCGAGGTCTATGCCAATGGCCATTTCATCAGAGGCAAAGACGAACAGAACTTCTGGAACGGCGTGCATAACAGGCAGCTATACCAAGGCTCTCAGTCTGCTCTCATGATACCAAGCGAGCTCAGGTCGAAGACTTTGCCGTATTCGGATTATCCAACTCATCCGTATCTCGATCAGCCAGAGATCGCAAACAGATGGGTACCGATGGACGAGAACATGCGACCGATGATCCGTTGGTCACTCGGTTGCATGAGCCTGTCTGATGCTCAGCATTTCTCGAAGATCTTCCGAGGGAAAGTCGTCAAGTCGAAATACGTATCAGAGAATCTCAAGGGCACTAAGCTCATTGCGATAGACGTAGACGGTGACCATGAAGGCGAGCTTGACATCAATGTAATCGAAGCCTTTGCTCCACTCATGGACCTAACAGCGTCTTTCTATAAGCGAGATATAGTGCTCGATCATGTGAGTCCTGATTCGTATGACCTTAGGCTTTTAGCTCTACCGACTAGCTATCATCTGATCTTCTCGGTAGACAGGTTGATTCCGACGATGCACTTTCCCGAGGCTCACATAGACATCGTTGGCAACACGGCGAATTCGCTACGCCATTGCAAGAACAAGATCTACAACGGTCTCAAGCCGTCGCCTATGACGGACGAGATATGGGATTACATGCTCGATTATATCGAGAGGAGGAAGGGATGAACCTATTCGATTTCATGAAGGCGATGGCTTACCAACGTCTGACTAAGTCCAAGTTCGGAGAGATCATGCACAGCGATGATTACTCCGAAGAGGAAAAGGAGAAAGCTCTTCAGGAGCTCGCGGCCGCAGGTGGTTACGAGCACCTCGACGAGTAGACGAAAGACTGATGAACGGAGAGAACAATGTCTTTCAAAGACGACATCTGGAAGCGTTTCCAGCAGCTCGTGGAATCTGACATCGATGGTTGCATAACCGGAAGTCTATTCGGTGAGATCACCGACTTCGACAACTGGGATACCAAGCCCGACATCGATGTGTTCTGCTACAGCCGTGAGGCTCAATGCTACGCGGTGGGCTACCTTATGAACAAGATGAATCTCGTGCCGAAGGGAGATCGCCCGGAGTTCACGGCCGGAGAGGAATCCAAGATTGGTTCCCTGCTCCATGGTGGATATGGTCGTGGCAAACTGATCACCCTAAAGTTTGGCAGCGATGATGACGATGTGATCGTGAATGTCTCTACTAAGAATCATCGTGGCCAGCTGTGCAATACCGTCGGTGCAGTACTCGGCACGTTTGATATGAGCATCATCATGAAGGGCTACGACATCCAGTCCGGGAACTATCTAGACATGCGTGAGCAGCAGATAGTCCGAAAGGACATGGTCGATGTACTCGGTGTGTCGGAGTCTGATCCGATGACGGCGGTACCGAACCAGTTCCGCTATTACAACTATGCAACCTGGGAAGTCGCTCGTTACTTACGTCAGTGGGAGCGCGTGCTCAAGTATGCCAACCGAGGCTATGACATGCTGCCGCTTGCTAAGTTCTATAAGATGATGATCGACAAGACAATCGACAACGGCAAGATGTTCAAGACCGAGAACTACGGTCAGGCATACGACGCATTCGTCGAGGACTACTCGGCACTCGCATCTACAATCGACAATTGGATTAAGGAGCATGAGTAATGGATTTTGATAAGTTCTTCGAGAACTATTTCAAGGACCATGACTTCATGTGCAAAGGTTCCCGCAACTGTGATGCGGTCAACTTCTGCATTTGGGTCTGGATTAAGTACGGAGCTTGCGATGAGGAGGAGTTCCAGCAGAATGTAGGCAGACTACTTGAGGATAAGATCGCGGACAAGACGATCTCGATTGATGAGACTCGTTATGACGAGGACTACTTCAATGATAAAATCAAAATCGTATTCAACTACCTCCCCTTGTGGGGTCCTGATGGTAGTGAAGAGGATGCGTTGAACTACGCATTCAACGACTAGAGAGAGAGGAAAGTCTCATGAGTGTATTGGACTTCAACGGCGGTGGTTCCGGTAATTCTTGGAACTATCATAGCCCTGAGAAGGATGGTTATTCGCTGGTCCTCGATGGACAGGTAGTCGGGATCGACACGCCGATCGCGCACAACTTCTCGCAGGATGGCAAGCAGGGTGCTCCGAAGTTCTGGGATGATGGCAATCCTGTGCGCAACATCAAGCTCACCGTGGCTGATACTGCGGGCAACTGCTTCGACTGGACCTTCTCGATTTCCAAGAAGCGTCCAACTTCTGCGTTCAACCAGGTGATGCAGGCTATCCTTGCTGTCAATCCGAATGCTACTAGCATTGCGGACTGCATGGGTTACCACATCACAGTGACTACGCAGCAGCCGCCGCAGGGCTTCGGATACTCGGCGTCTAACCCTCGCCCATGGTCTGTCAAGATCGGCGAGAAGATGCCGCGAGTCGAGGGCTTCGGCTATGAGGTGACTGACTCTGCCGCATCCATGCAGCGCAATCAGCAGCAGGTTCAGCAGGAATATCAGGCGCAGCAGGCTGCTCGTCCGGCTCCCGCCATGCAGGCACCAGCTCCGCAGCCGGTTATGCCGCAGCCGATGATGCCTCAACAGCAGCCGGTGATGACACCGCAGCAGCAGGCCGCCGTCATGCAGCAGCAGTTTCCCGGAGCAACAGTTCAATATGCAGCGCCGGCTCAGAATCTTCCGATTGCGCAAGGAGCGCAAGTCCCTGTAGAAGTCTATGACGAGGACGTGCCATTCTAGAACAGACGTTCGTATAGTAGACCAAGCCATAAGAAAAGGAACATACCATGGCTAAGATGTATCTCAAGTCCGATCTCAAGTTCGTCGATGGTTACCTGATCGACAATGACGACAACGTCGTCGCTCTCCCTGATAAGGTGGCCAAGCAGATCAACGATCTGGAGACCTGCATCCAGAAGCTGATGTATCTGGATGAGCAGCCTGAGCCGACGCCCGAGCGTAGCCTCGATGGTTTCAAGCGTAAGTCTATTCGCATGGTGCCGACCGTTAAGGCTGACACTCCGACCCTCGATAAGAAAGTCGCTGAGGGTAAGAAGATCCTCAATGAGATCCGCGAGCTCGATATGACCGAGAAGATCAACGATGTCATCTCTGACTTCGAGGATGCTTTCGAGTGGTTCAAAGTCGAGCGCTTCGTCGAAGGTTCCAAGGTTGTCCGTGTCGATACTCTCGAGATCGGCAACATCCTTAGTGTTGATCCGGAAGAGCTGATCAACGAGATCGCCTCTTACCTGGACTAACTTAGTTCCCAGAGCCGGGGATCGCAAGGTCCCCGGCTTACTGGGATAACTGTTTAAGAACGGAGATCCGATATGAAGAAGACCAACTTCTGCGATAAACGCAGTTGGTCGCATAACGTGGGTAAGCTCTGGTTGGCCGCAAGACGAGAGCATCTTACGGCATCAGAGGTGAAGAACCTCATCACCGATTACAAGAGAATCAAAGCCGGCAAGATCAAGTTGCACGATGCATTACAGTTCGCAAAAGTCTATGGCTCGAAGATGAACTGTGATATCGACACGTCATCCTTCGGAGCAATGGCCAGAGGTCACATCATGGAGCCATATGCCATTGATGAATACAATACGATCAACGGCACTGATTTCTATCCATGGGATGACAAGCTAATAGCGCGAGGATGTTTGGCATTTTCTCCAGATGCCATGGATATCCCTCAGCTTCCTGGCACCAAGATGGTCGTCAATCTTGATGATGAGCTTGTCGATAAGAATGGCGATGCTAATCCTGGCCCGAACGAGATCTTGGAAATCAAGAGCTATGAGGCGGGCCAAGCATTCCAGAGACTCTCAATGATCGGGCGTGATGAACCGCTTGAGGAGCGCTGGCAAATCGCTACGTCGATGGCCGTGTGCTACACCATCAAGACGGGAACTATCATGTTCTACCTGCCACAGTGCGGTCTTGAGTTCTCAAAGCAATATGACAGAGCAGATCTCATTGATGAGATCGATACTGTCATGGAGATCGCAAGGATGTGGAACGACTACGTCGAATACATGGATTGTCTTATGTCGTCTGAGACAAAAGACACAGCCATCTCAGAAGATCAGATCTACTCTGATTATCTCAAGGTAAACAATGCGTTAAGCATTTAACGAAAGGAGAGGCACAATGCCTAAGATTACTGACTTCGGTTTCGAGAAGATCGACGAGCTTCCTACCAGGGAGAATGACTGGGAGAAGCTGCTCGAGGCTTTCATAGCAGACGAGTCTGTCACTGCCATGATGAAGAAGTTCGATCTCAAGATTGCAAGTAATAAGGCAGCGTCCATTCGTAAGGCAGCTGATAAGCTGAACGCGAACGTCAAGGTTATCACCCGAGGCGATACCGTCTACGTCACGAAGTAGGTACCGCATGACGTCTATCCAACCGATTGATAGCAACGGGCGCATTTGCAAAGCAGAGCAAATCAACGAGATCGAAGAGTCTGTCATGGAACTGTCTGACGAACTCGCCAAGTCGAATGACGCACTCGATGATCTGGACTTCGCTCTGGATGTAGTGCAGGAGCGCCATTACTCCTACATGGCTAAAAGCAAAAAGGTCCGTAACAAGATGCGTAAGTTGTCGTCTGAACTGTAGGGAGAATGATGAAGATCATCATCACTAATCCTAACAACGGCAGACGCTGGAGGCTGAGGCCATACTCAAATGGCCTCTGCCTTGCCATTGATAAGTCGCCGTTGTCTAAGGTGAATCCGAAGAACGGAAAGCCAATCAAATCAGAGTTTGTCCCATGTGATAAGTATCCGTCGACATGGGATCAAGGGCTCAAGACCATGCTTGATTTGATGATGAACGATTCTGAGGATGAGACGGAGCTAGAGATCGAAGATCTGAAAGAAGCTCCTGCCATGCTGAAGGATGTATTTACCAAATGGCTGTCTGATGTAAAAGTCGAGATCGAAAGGAACTAACATGTCCGAGAACGATAGCAAGAAGAATCGTAGCGAGACGATCGAGGACAACGTCCGCAAGGCGTATGGCGATGAGAACGTTTCTAACGTTCTGTCCGGTAATCCTGATGAGCTCAAGGACAAGGTAGCAGCTCGTAACGAGGAAGTCATCAAGAAGGCCAAGGAGAACGACGCCAGCATCGTGCATCTCTTGATTGACGATGGCGATACTGATCTTGTATTCCCGTTCAAGAAGCACATCGTCATTGCATCCGATGGAGGCGTCGGAGTGTGCGGAGAGATCAAGCCGACTGAACTCGCAGATCTCGTGAACAACATCGTCAGGGGAGTTCTTATCAATCATGGAGTCGATCCTGATGATGAGCGTACGTTCAATATGAACGCCGCGCTTGTTCTCGAGCTGGCTGCCTTTGACTTCCTTGGCAACGAGTCCACGCCATACAAGATTCTCAAGCGCTTTACTCGTCTCATGGATGCTATTGAAGAGCTTATCACCGAGTAATCATGCTGTTAGGGCCATGCCACCTTTGGGTGGTGTGGCCCTTTTTTTCTTGTAGTAATGGCGTTATCCTGCTATGGTCTCATTGTAGGCATACTGTCATGGAAAGGAGAACTGAATGGCAGGCTTTCTTAGCAAGGAGACAATCGCCCTGGAGGCCGATAGGTTGGGCGTATCGCTCGAAGGACTTTCATGGCCAGAGCAACAGAAGGCAATCGCCGAAGCTAGGCGTGCAGAGAAAGAAAAGATGGCGGCGGAGGTAAAGCCTGAGCCGGAGCCTGAACCTGAGCGCGAGTCCACTGTCGTTGACGATGATCGTGAGAAGGAGATCGCTGAGCTGAAACGCGAGCTGGCTGAGGCAAAGGAGAAAGCCAAGGCTGTCCCTCAGGTACCTGTGGTATGCGAGCTTGGCCTGAATGTCGTTGAGCCGACCATCGAGGACTACGACCGCGTCGTGCTCATCGCTTCTCCTGAGCAGAAGCCGACTCCGCAGCAGCCTGGCAAGTATTACGAAGAGGTCGGCACCCAGAAGATCACGACCGAGCGCAGCCTCGATGTCGGCAAGCTCAGCCCGTTTGGCCCGAACGAAAGCGGCACCAAGGTCGTCGACTATGACATCAAAGATACCGGCCGTCCGGTAAACGCTGAGTCTACCATGCCGAAGTATAGCTGCCTGTTAACCTACAGGCCGACCAAGGACTTGTGTGCTGTCGCTGAGTTCCAGGGCCATAGAGGTTATCTGTGGACTCATCAGCGCCTTCCGAACGTGAAGGCTTTGCTCCAGCAGATGGGCGTGTATGAAGAGTTCCATGAGCTCTGGGACAAGAGGCATGGTGCGAAGTTCTATCTTGGTGGCTTGATCTGCGTAGACATCAGCTTTACTGACGAGACCATGCAGCGAATCGTGAAGGAGCTGCGCCGTCGCGCTAAGGCTGGCGAGGATGAAGTTCTCTAGCATGTTAAACCGGATAGTGAATTATCCGGGTGAGATAGCTTACAGGTCGTCGTGGCCCGAGAATGTCTGGCTCTCGATTGGTATGCACGGCAAGCAGCAATGCCTCTTGTATCACGACGACATATCCACATGGCCATATTCCGTGCAGCAGGCCGATCTATTCGCAAGTGATTGGAGGACAGAGGATGGCTAATTACATCGAGGGCGGTAAACCCGATATCGAGAAGACTCTTTTAGTGGCGTTCGATACGCCGCCATACTTCGACTTCTATTCCACGATAGCCATGAAGTATAAGTCGTTCGAGTTCTCCGACGAGCTTACGGATACCGAGAGGATGTCGGAGTACGCGAAGATCTATCAGCAATTCAGGAAGTTCGTTGGTTCAAAGAAGGCGATGGTTATGGATAGGCGAGATAGCCTTGAGAGCCTTCGCGCCTGGTTCGAGGACCAATTGGCCAAGTCCGATGTCTATCCATCCAATAGGGTTGATATGGTCTATAACAGCCTGAAAGTTGATTGGCTGCGCCAAGCCATAGGAATAATCGACATGCTCATGGAAGAGATAAACGGAGGTTATTGATGTACATCCCAGGTAAAGACGACGACGAAGCCCTCGACGGTATCGATCCCGAGGATCTCGAGATGGATGATGAGGACGTCGATCCTGATGACGAACCGTGGACCGAGGAAGACGACGAAGACGAGGACGACGACGAGGAAGGCGAGGAGGAAGACAATGGGCCTGAGGATCTCGCTGCTGCTTTTAAGCGTGTGCAGGGCATGGACAAAAAGGATCCTGAGGACTCAGTGGACGATCGAGGCGAAGATTCTGAAGGGAACTCCGATGACCAGGAGAGAGAGGAGAATCCCGAGGATGAAGGCGGAGACGTTGACGACGATCGAGGATCTTCAGCTCTGCCTGGAGAGATTGATTACGCTGCTGTCAAACGAGGCCTGATCGAGAATCTCAACAAGTCTGCCATCGCCAAAGCAGCCAAGGAGTTCAGGGATGCTAATATCCGTGAGTTCCAGATGAAAGACTTGTATGAGCGTACTTCTGATGGACGTGTGATCTATCACAACCCGGATGATCCGAATCGTCCGTTCTCGTCTCGTATGGAAGCTCAGTCCTGGATTGACTCGTTCAACGGACAGGTAAGGAATGAGCTCAAGCGTAGGGCCCTGGAGATCAGGAATGAGGATGCAGACTCTATCCTCCCGTCGCTCAGGCTCATGGACTTCGCTCCGTCCTATGACGCCATGGACGACGCTGTGCGTGAGATGTTCGACGATCTGATCGAAGGCTATGAGGTTCTGGATTCCAATGGCAATGTCATCGGATACAACTGTGACCTCGATAAGATGGCATCAAAGGCTGAGCGAATGGCTTCACGCTTCTCCAAAGCTAAGCCGTCGAAGCGTCGCACGAAGGCAACGAAGTCTGCCAATGAGAGAACTCGTCAGCCTTCTTTGGATATGAAGTCCCACGGCAGTGGGGGGAATGGTAAGATGAAGCGCGAACCTCAAACTCTTGAGGAAGCTATGCTACGACTTCGTCAGCAGAACAAGTAAAGGAGAAAGAAATGGATCAGATGCAGCAGAAGATCGAGAAGATTTTCAACAGGCAGAAGGCCGGCCTCATCGCTAATCTTGAGATCGCCAAGAATCGTGCTCATTCTTGGAACACGCTACTCGATATCAAGTCCCTGTATCACACTGTCACTGGTGAGAATCTCACTGATTTCGATAAGGTTCTCAAGGCAGCCGACGAGGTTGAGGCTATGTACGAGAGTACCCTCAACATTGTGAAGAACACAGGCTTTGGTGCCATGGCCCTGGGCGATACCGACTGCGAGTTCAAGAATCCTATTGACGAGGTCATTGAGTTCAACGATCCGAAGTCGTGGGAGGATGTATTCCATCAAGCGCTGCTGCATGAGGCTGCTGCTGTTGCTGGCAGCGGTATCGTGCAGATCCGTGCTCGCCTCATCTCTGAGATGGAAAAAGATACACAGGGTTCTTGCGAAGCAAAGTGCGAGGGCTAATAGTCCAAGAGATCTAATAGGTCCAGCTGGGGTCGAGGCGTAAGCCCCGGCCCCCTTTTTCTTAGGAGGCGTCATGGGAAAACCTAGGGTGTTTTATAAACCGACAGAGGTTTTGATCGTCGAAGACGGTCGAGTAAAAAAAGGATGGTACACGCAGGAATGCGTACCAGGCGGTGATGGATTCGCCTATGACGGCGAGTGTACGCCGATATTCGATAGCGTCGATGAGCTCGTCGGTTGGCTTGCCGACAATGCCGACTCAATGCCGACGACCGAGGTGGCCTAGATGGCGGAGCTAGTTACCGTTCCAAAGTATTACAGGCCAAGGCCATATCAGCAGGCTTGCTGGATGCGCAGGAGAACCGGCCAGGATAACTTCTATTTCAAAATCTGGGGCCGACAGCTCGGCAAGGATACCGACGATATCGAGAACGCACTCGATTACTCATGGCGCCATCCTGGCACGAGAACCGCGTACATCGGCCTCGATAACAAATGGGTAAACGAGAACATCTTCAACAAGTATATCGATGGTAGAAGGTTCTGGGACGACTTCCCTCAAGAGCATATCGTGGTAAAAGACACTGCGAAGGAAGTCACGTTTGCCAATCACCCAGAAGATAAGGCCGAAGCTCGCATCAAGTTCATCGGTTTCCAGAACGATGCAGCGCTTATTGGTTCTTCCTACGATCGCTTTGTGATATCGGAAGCTAGTCTGTATGGGCCAAATGCTTTCCAATTTATCGAGCCGATCTGGGAGAACAAGCTCGCCAACGGTGAGGACCTAGCCGTCTATATGAACGGAACGCCTCGTGGCATGAACAACGTGTACACGAAGATGATCCAGAACTACACCGGTGTTATGGATCCGGTGGACTTTCCTGGACCGCACAATGTGCGTGGGCGCTATCGATCGTATGTGGACGTTGTCACCATCGAGGATGCTATGCGATGGGACGAGGAGAAGCACGAATGGGTACGCCTGTACACGCAGGATGACATCGATGCCATTCATGACAAGTACATCAGGCAGGGCTTGGAGGAACTGTTCTGGCAGGAGTTCTATTGCAAGTTCTCGACCGTCAACTCGGGCCTAGTGTACAGAGGCATCGAGAAGCTGCGTGACGAGGGACGCTATTGCCGCTTCAACATCAATGACCGTGAGCCGGTCTATGTTGCATTCGATATCTCCTCGAAGGGCAAGATGACCGACGCAACAGCCGGCGTTGTGTTTCAGTTCATCGGTGGCCGCATGATGATCTGCGATTATATCGAGGAGCGTGGCCAGTCTCTCGCGCAAGTCGTGGCTACCCTGGCTCATGCTGAATGGTGGAAGTATGTCAGGGTCGGCTTCTTGCCCTGGGACTCCGAGAGATCCGCATCATCTGAGACACCGCTTGAGGAAGTGACACGTATGTTCCCATCGGTCAATTGGCACGCTTTGGATAAGGAGCGTATTGACCGAGGTATCAACCTAGTACGCGAGCTCATGCCAAACATGTGGATCAATTCCGACAAATGCTCGAGGCTCAATGAAGCATTCGATGCTTATGAGTATAAGCGTCTCGAAAAACAGGATGACTGGTCTGCCTTGCCCATCCATAACTGGGCGAGTCATGGTATGGACGCACTGAGGTATGCCGCTATGGGTATCCGTGAGATGGATTACCTGAACATCAATTCGACTGGTCGCCCGATAGAGGTGCCGACGAACTACGAGTTCTTCGGTGAGTCGAATGATAGGCAGCCGTCGAAACCGATAACCTACATGACTGAAAAGGAAAGGAAGGAGTTTCTTCATGGAAATGGAGCAAATACCTACGGATGGTTTTGATCTCCTCAAGAAGCGAGAGAAGCAAGTCCTATCTCATGATCCTAAAAGGATGATAGTAGGCCATGCGGAATCGTTCCTAGCTGAGCCTGGTCTCTGGGAGAACTATGAGGACGAGGCGCTTGCTAAAGCCGAGACCATGCTGAGGGACTGGATAACCAAGATGTCTGAGATCCCAGGCTGGAAGCGGGTTATCAAGCGCCGCAAGTATACGTTCTCCATGCTGTTCAAAATGGTCACCGGCGATGACTACGAACAGAAGAAGCACGCCAAGGAAATACGCATGTGGACTAACCTGTTCCGCTACTATTCCTCTCGCGTGCAGAAGGGGGGTTCGATTAACGGCAGAACCTATAGCAAGACCATCTATACGATCTCGCCTAAGAGACTTAATCGTCCTCCTTATTCTGTAAGGCTCAGGATACCCTGGATGGCCGAGCATGGCATGAGGCCCGACGAGAGGACTATGCATTGCCATGAGACCGACGTGCTCCTTCCAGGACACGCCAGGAATCCCAATACCGATGCAAACATGAAGCGCAGGCGCGAGGAGGCGAAGCGTCGTTACAATGAGCGATACAAAGACCGAAAGCACTGAGATCATCAAAGCAAAAGCTATGCCGACGTCCGAGTCTATGGACGACTACATAGCTAACGTTTCTCTGTTCCGGACGATCGGGCAAGTCGTAGCCGGCCGTGATACAGCTGGAACGACGAAGACCTTTTTCGTCATGAACTTATTTTTCAGTGCTGTGTTCGACATGGACATCTCTCTGATCTCCGAGATCGTGAAGCGCATCGATGGTACTGCACCTGAGAAGGGGGGTACAGATGGATGCAGTTCTATCTTCTCGGATGCACTCAACGATGTGCTAAACTATGAGGACGCCAAACGCCTGACGATATTCCCTGATGACCCGGCGATCATAGCTCTCGCGAAAGCTACCGTGTGCATAGCGAACAGTGATCCCGGCATGAACATGCAAGCGAGGAAAGACAGGCAGAAAGCGGTACAGATGATACTCGACCGCACCGAGGGTCGTCGCAATGAGCCGGCGAAACCGACCGTGGCGATCGAGTACAAGGAGCCGGATTGGATGTCCTTGCCGAACGGAGAGAACAATGAAGGAAAAACTGAGTGTTGACGTGGCCATGCATCGTATCCAGGAAGTCGTCGCGAAAGAGATGCCAATACCCGTGAAGATCAAAAGCGGGAAGGGTTTGTTCGAAGACACCTGCTACGCCGCTTGCCCGACTTGCGGATTCCAGGTAGATCCGTCCTGGAACTATTGTCCTAAGTGCGGGCAGGCGATCTCGTGGTAAGGGATATCATTGCGATGATCATACTGGTCATCATCTCTGTACTGATAATCCCATTCGCCATCATCTGCATGTCAGTATGGCTGTCAGGCATATGTTGAACCAGATGGATAGGAGTTTAGTTGATGAGCGTGATGGACAACATGCTTCGCACGTATTGCGAAAACTGTAAGTTCAATAATCCAGGTAGGAAGAGCGATTGCATGATCAAGAAGGTCATGGTCTATGACGTGCCATGTTCAACGCAGTTCCATACATGGTGTGAGGGGCAGACGCTTGGTGGCAACTGCAAGCAAAGGAAGCAGAAATAATGGGGCCTATGATGAACAGGATATACACGCTTCTTCTTCTGGGTGTTCTCCTTGTGGTCGCAATCTGCACGAGCGATAAGGGAGAGCCGCGATGATACCTAACCATTACATCGGAACCGGTGGCATCCAGGTGAAAGACGTAATGAAGGCATTCATGTCGCCTGAGAGATACGCCGGCTTCTGTCAGGGGAACATCATCAAGTACATCCTAAGGTACAAGAAGAAGAATGGCCTTATCGATCTCGAGAAGTGCCACGATTATCTAGACGAACTTATCGACACCGAGAAGAAAATTGGAGAGAACTATGGGGCACAACAGCATCGGGGCGGTTACGTGGCCAGCAGTAGTAACGTTCAAAGACGTCCGAATCGATAAAGCACAGGCCATGAAGATCGTCGAGGAGGCGTGTGAAGTACACTCAGCCTTCGAGAGGTATCGTCTGGCGAAAGATGCTAACGGCTACCTTGAGATGGAGCAGGCCAAGATGGACATGGTTGAGGAGATCTCCGATGTCATGCAGGCCTGTTCCAACATGCTCGCAGCGCTCGACGTGTCTGACATGCGCGACGAAATGCGCAAGTGCGCCGATCGTAACAAGGCCAGGGGGCGTATGTAGATGGCGGTGAATAGCCGTCGTAAGGGCAAGGATGGTGAGCTCGAGCTTGCCCGCATCTTGCGCACCTATGGCTTCGATACTCGTCGTGGTCAGCAGTTCAAAGGCGGCGGAGATTCTCCAGATATTATAGGTCTGCCCGGTGTGCATATAGAATGCAAACGTGTTCAGAGTCTGAATATCGAGAAGGCCATGGTACAGAGTCGCACTGATGCCAAGGGGACTGATGATGTTCCGGTCGTCATGCACCGCAAGGATCGCGAGAAGTGGAAAGTTACCATGGATCTCGATGAGTTTATGAAGATGTATATCGCCGCGACAGATGCAAATATTCCAAGATTTCCAACTTGTGCTCTTAATAAAAAATCGGATATAGGCTAAGATCTATTCGAATGTGGTCTTCCTGACATCATTCCCCTGAGAAACCCGTCTGCTCTTTACTCTCTGTTCAGCAGGCGGGTTTTTCATGTATAATGGCGACTAACGTCGCTCGTCAGTTTATAGGAGACAGGGGTTGCAACCCTGGGCTGGCGAGAGCGCAACAATCCTGAGCTACGGCAAAAAGGTGAGCGTGGGACTCCGGGTTTCGCCCGGATGATAGGCTGACAACTATAGGAGGCATCGAGCTTTGGCCCGGTGCCTCCTTCCCGTTTACGGGATAATGACGTCCCTCAAGTTGTTATAGTCATTGATTTCATGCCTATCGAGGCCAGTACCATGCGGACCTTTGACCTGCGCCCAGGTGTCCAGGCCGTATACCAGGCCGATCTTAGCGGACTGGGAATAGGTCTTCTGGAGAATCTGGAACATCCTGAAGCGAGCAGGGCCAGACATTCGGATGCGATAGGTGCGGACGATCATTCCAACGCGAACCCATTCCTGATGATTCTCTTGGAGCTTGTCATAATTCATGGTGCGTTTCACATGGAACTCTCGTCCGTAGTAATCCGTACCGGTTACATCAATCGTCAGATCTCCAATGAAATAATCGAAATCAAACTCAAGCTGCTCGAGCCATATCGATTCGTTCGGCGGCTGCCTTGCGGACAACTCGCCCGTCATGAGGAGTACGCCACCGAAGTTCGGCTTGGTGTCCTCTTGCGGCATGGTACATGGAATCATGTCGATCTTGTCCGGCGTAATAACGCCAAGGCCTTCGCAGTGATCCTGGGAATCGATCGACATGATATGCAAGATGCGGAGGCTGGTGTCATAGGTGTATGTCCACCATGCCTTCGCAGAGATGTCATAGCACAGGATGACGTTATCTAGCCCAGTGCCATCAGCCTCTGCCATCACCAGGTAAATGATGCCATCGATATACACCAGTCGAGCATTGTTGAGCCTATTGCCCAGGCGATCGGTGAAGATCGGCTTGAGCTGGTCAGACACATAGCTCACGCGAAGCTGGTTGTTGTATTCCATGGCGTGCGTCGTGAGGGCAAGGCCATAACGGCTCACTGCGTACAGACCATCATCGAACACACCGCAGCCCCAGCGAGAGTTGCAGCCTACGACGTTACTGACCTCTTCGGTCATATAGCCCTTCGAGGACATCTCATTCGTGACGCTAACATTGGTCTCCAAGAGATTAAATCGCTTAACCTGTCCGGTATTCGGGTTGCCGCACATGATGGTGACGATCGAGGATGCAGAGTAGGTCTTATGCTTCAGAACATTGGAGATCGTGATGCCGGTGCCAGGCTCAATATCAACGAAAGCGCCGCCAACTCCTCGCGCCACGGAAAGCTCGTTGCCAGGATTACCACCGATGTACAAGCGATACTCTAGGTCACCGCCCCAGAAGTAAAGACGACCATCGATATGCGTCATGTACTTTGCATTGACACCCTTGGTCGTGTTCTCTGTTGGAATCTCGAGGCTGACGTTGGTCCACTGGCTTGTATCTGCCAGGGCACCTAACCACGCATAGCGCCATGTTCCTCCGTCATTCAGGTTCACATGGCCAGCGAAGGCAAATTCGGTGTTGTCATCCATGGTGAAATAGATGTCGACACCAGTGATGTCGTAGCCAGCCGGAGCTGTGCCAGACACTTCCATGTACTGCGCAGCGGACCATTCTACCGGCGATGCGGATACCATCTTCGCGGAGATCGGCGATCCCATCGTTGATCCGAAGATGTTTGTGTACACATAGCAAACCTGGATGCGAGATACCGTGCCATCAGTAAGCGAACCTTTGTTCGTAAGAATTGGCGCAGCTGTAGGCTCTGGGACAAGCCTATAACTTCTAACCCCCTGGCTTGTCAGGGTCGCCAGATCACCGACAAAGCACTCGCTCTCATCAGAGAAGCAGATGAGCTTGGAGGCGTAGTATGCGACTTCAGTCCACACCTTGCCTGTACTAGAGCCATCGTGGTCAACAACGGGTATCTGAGTCCATGAGGACGGATCATCACCTAGCTTATGTACGCGAAGAGATCCATCGGAGAAAGCGCATATCAGATTGTTCTTTTGTAGACAGGCAACGCCTGTGAACTGAATGCCTTTTGGTGCAGTGGCAACAAGCTCATCATCGTCTCGAGTCTCAATGCCTTTCGTCAGAGATAGCGAACAGTTGTTCTGGACCATCAGGAAATTGTCCATTAGATCTGCCTGGCCATCGCTGAATGGCGATGCGATCGGATTCCAGCCGGGCGATGCTTCGTTAATGTTTATGCCGGCCCATTGGCGCAGGCTTGTAATGCGCGGCTCGCTCGACGAGATTGCTGCCTGCGTTGCCGTCTGCTTCTTCTTGGCCATGGGTTACACCACCTCGTACCAACCAGGGATATCCCATCCAACATGGTCTGGCTGAGTGGCCATGGCATTTGCCTCGCGCATTGCGGACAACAGCTTCTGAGCATTGTCAGTGAGATCCTGCATACGCATTTGGGCAACAGGACTACCAACACAATGAAGAGCAGCGACTCGCATGACGAGATAGTTCGGATCAGGAATCTCATCGAACCATTTGTCGAGTTTGTATTGCTCGGAGATCTTGGCCTGCTTATCAGCGTTCATCTTTTCGAACTCATCGGCACGCGGTGGAATATCCGGCATCTCGATCTCACGCTGAACGTCCATTACAGCAATCCTATGACGCTCGTCCGGAGATAGCACCCTGTTGAACGTGACGATCCTACCGATCACGGCAGCACTCAACCTGTTATCGTCATAGTTGACCTGGCCGTGCTCGCCGTACCACCTTCGCCTGCCCCCGTTCATCTCGCCCATCGACGAGAATGGAACTGTATAGAAGTCGTTCGTCGGGTTGCCGCACCTATCAGGCCTGCACATACGAATGCCGTCATCGTGCAAGCCGGAGGGCTTGTATACCCAGTCAGGCAAACGGAACTCCGGTATAGTGCCAGGCTTGCCGAAATCATCGCAGGTGCCGAGGACCAGGCGCTCCCTGAGCCAGAGCCAGTCTTCCTCTTTCTGGAGCTCCTGGAGAACCAGACGAAGCTCCATGATCACTTCGCGATATTTGTCGTCGGTGAACTCGAAATCGAGCAGGACCTTTTCCTGTGCGTAGTACACCTGTTGGACGAACTCATCGAGTGTCATCGACCTCATGGTCATCCTCCTCGCTATTATTTGCTGTTCTTAGGTGGGAACGGCTTCTTGCCCTTGGGCATCGGCTTGGCCTTAGCCTTACCCTTGGGCATCGGCTTACCCTTACCCTTGGGCATCGGCTTCCCTTTACCCTTGCTCTTAGGCATCGGCTTGCCTTTGCCCTTTGGCTTCGGCTTACCTGCCGGCATCGGTTCGTCACTAGGCATCGGGAAGCCCTTTTTCTTTTTGCCGAGCATTGGGGCCGCATCGCCCATCACGTTCGCCATGGCATCCATGAAAGACATTTGTCTCCTCCTTAGAAAAAAAGTGCTTACCAGCCGATTGTACATCGACCGATAAGCACTTCTGCAAGCAGTGGGTTGGTTTACTTGCAGCCCTTCTTGCCCTTCTTACCGCACTTAGTACCGCACTTAGCCATATGAATCACCCCCTATGCTTGACGCTTTCTTTGATTATAACCCGAAGTCATTCGCTGCCAGTAGTCACCAGAGGCAGATTGTGAAGTGTTACTGCTACCGGTATTCAGATCACTGGCCTTCTTATTGGCCATATCGGGCCTAATAAACGAGAAGTCATCTGGCTTCACAGGGCCCTTCTTGTGAGCATTGAAGAAGTCTGTGTTAAGCCATGACGGAGGCTTCAGAGTGTGGTTAGCACCATCGATCATGTCCTTCGCAAGATCAGGATGGATATTGTTGAGCTGAGCTATGTAGTCAGCCGCAAGCTCCCTGAAGCCTTGCTCGGCATTCATGGCTGCTTCGTTGCGCGAGTTGTTGTTCTGGGCAAGCGCCTCGAAGTAGCTGTTATCAACTGAGTTAATATTCTCGCGCAAGTTGCGAAGGGTCGCCTCGTCGATCGTGTCATCTTGGTCGGCGAGCAGGTCAAGATAGTCGTAGAGGAAACTGCCGCGCATAGCTCCGCCGGCTGCATCTTTTGCCTGGCTGGCGGTATCTTGCAGCTTCTTATGCTGCGAGAACCATTCGTTTCCAGCTTTCCTCTTGGCTTGTGTGACCTGCGTGTCACGAAGAAACTTGTTCTGCTGATCGCTAGTATCCAGCAGAGACATAGTGTTCTCATAGTTTCCGAGCGTGGTTTTGTAGTTATAACCGGTGATGCCGGCGAGGTTATCGCCGGCTCGCTTCTGCTCATCAGATGGTCCGGTGGAACCACCCTCTCCGCCACCTCCGCCGCTGTAGCCACCACCGCCGCTAGGCCATCCGCCAGGTACAGATTGGTTGCCTTGAGGTGTGGCGGCAGCACCGTTTAAGACTTCGGTGTTTCCGATTCCGATACGCGGAGCTCCAGCCATTTATATCACCTGCTGTCCAGTAGCTTTTTGACGGACGCACGCCAAATCACGTTTACGTCCTCCACCTTCCAAGGCTCATTAGTCTTAGGGTTAATCGCCCCGTCCTTGATGAGCGTCGCGTAGATTGCTGCCATTAGACTTCACCTCCAGCCGTTGCGATCATCTCTCCAAGCTCGGCGAGAGCCTGAAATGCCGTCTCGAGCTGCTTGCCGTTGTCGGCGGTTGCCTGCTCGACAGCGACGATGCGCTCGGTATCGCCGATGCCATCAAGCTCGTGCTCAGACCACAGGGCATCAAAGCCGCGCTCTACCTCATCGGCGCTCACGGTGCCCCACATGGTGAAGTGGAGCGTCTTGCCCGTGTACACCTCGACTGAATCTCGCTCGTCTGGCCCACGGTCAACGGTGTCGCGCTCGGCATCCTTGACGAGCCACACATGAGTGCGTCCGTCAAGATGCTCCACGTGTACGCGCTCGGGCTTGGGGCCGTAATAAGTCTCAACCATTTAATCCTCCTAGCTGTAGGCTTTTGCCTGCGATAGTAACTGCGGGATACCCCGCGATTTGCACGTCCCGCG